ATGCTGATAGCCCGGAGCCGCTTGAAGTTCTCCGATTCGAGTGAAATGATTTTGAGCGGTGGGTTTTCTTTTGCCATAATCCCTTCCTCCTTAATCTTTGTCTTGGGGTCAAATGACCTTGCAAAATCAATGTAAATCATGGATTCATAAAAGTCAAATTATTTTTGCACCTATTTTTCGTTTTTTTTGAATTATTTTTGTTGACATGGGGGAGGGGTTGTGCTTAAAATAAATTCATGGAAAAAAACGAACTGAAATCTCTAATCATTCGGCGCTTTGGCACCCAGGGGGCTTGCGCCAAGGCCCTGGGATGGTACGAGTCTAAATTGTCTCAAATTATGAAGGGCTGGACGCCGCCCGAGCCTGACCGCAAGGCCTTGGCCGAAGCCCTGGAGATTCCGGTAGAGGAAATTTTCAGCCCATAATAAGGAAGAACATCTCATGAAGCCAGTTTTTGAAACCGACATCGACGAAGCCAACCGCCAGGTTCAGTCGGCAAACGACCGGGCCGCCGCCCTATACAATTTGGCGAAGGCCATGGGTAGTCTGTGCTTTTACCGCAAGAGCGGTTTTTGCCTGGCCGACTGCCCGGGGTTGATCGTGTGTGACGTGAGCGGATTGCACATGCTTCCATACTGTGTCACCACTTCCGGGCATCATCCAAATAGCTTGAGGGATTGATGAGTACCACCCTGTGGCCCCATCAGCGGCGAGCAGTTGACTTCGCCCTGCCCCTCTCCGGCGCCGGACTGTTTCTTGAGATGCGGTGCGGCAAATCCCTGTGCGCCATCGAACTGCTACGCCGCTGGGGCTCGCCCCTTACCCTTATCTGTTGCCCCAAGTCTGTCCGGTCAACCTGGCTGGGCCAGTTCGAGCGCCATGCGCCGGGGGAGTTCATGCCGGTTCTGCTGGAAGGAAGCACGGCCAAGAAGGTGCAGCAGATAAAGGATGTCCGCAGCCACAACAAGAAGCCGTTGTGTCTGATCACCAACTACGAAAGCATCTGGCGGGAGCCGCTGGACAAGCTGCTGATGACCATGGGCCTGACGGCGGTGATAAACGACGAATCGCACCGCATCAAATCAGTGGGCGGTGTCGCCTCCCGCTTCCTGTCTAAACTTGGACCCAAGGTGCGCCGGCGCCTCAACCTTACCGGCACCCCGCTGCATCATTCATTCTTGGATATCTACGGCCAGTACCGATTCCTCGACCCCAAGATTTTCGGCTACAGCTTCGTGCGCTTCCGCAATGAGTACGCCATCATGGGCGGCTACGAGGGGCGGCAGGTCCTGGGTATGAAGCAGGACATGATTGACCGCTTTCACGAGCGCATGTATTCAATCGCCTACCGCTGTACCGCGGCTGAGGTATTCGACGACTTGCCGGCCCAGTCTGATGAAGATATTACCTTCGCCCTTTCGCCAGCCGCCATGAAAATCTATAAAGAACTGGACAAGGAGTTTATCGCCTACGTCAACGACTGCGAGTACACGGTCAACAATGCCCTGACCAAACTGCTTCGACTCGCTCAGTTATGCGGCGGTACGGTGGCCCTGGAAGGGCAGGACCCGGTGAGCATCGACCACGCGAAGGCCGACACCATGGCTGACCTCCTGGAGGACATTGGCGACGAACCCGCCGTGGTTTTCTGCCGGTTTCACGCTGACCTGGACGCGGTCAAAGCCAGTTGCAAAAAACTACAACTGGCTTGTGGGGAATTGTCCGGGAGGGCCGACGACCTCCTGGCATTTCAGGCGGGGCGGTTTCAGGTGATTGCCTGCCAGATCAAGAGCGGCGGGAGCGGCGTTGACTTCTCCCGGGCGCGCCTGTGCTTTTTCTACTCAATAGGTGAGAGCCTGGGGGACTACCAGCAGGCGCGGGCCAGGCTCTTAGGGCCAGACCAGAAACGGCCGGTGACGTTCTTTCATTTACTGGCTGAGAAAACTGTTGACCAGAAGATCATCAAAGCCATCCGAAAAAACGCCAACATTACGAAATTCATCGTGGACGACATGAGGGGGATAACATGATCCGGAGCGAACTTATTAACTTGGCGGTCAAGTGCCACTGGCGCCGGGGAACCTTGGACTATTTGGAACGGGGTCTATGGTGCATCTACCCCGGAAGCGGCGAGCCTGACGTGGAGCAGGTGGAGCAGGTGGAGCAGATGGAGCAGATGGAGCAGGTGGTACGACTATGGGATGGTGGAGCAGGAGTGCCAATGAAAGATATGGGCTCCTGTGTCCTGTCAGAGCTTAAATCCATAAACCGCCCCTGGATCATCGGCCCATTCAACGGGAAGTTTTTCAGCTTAAAGAGCATGAGGATTTGGTAGATGACCCCCACCCCCCCCCTACCCCGAAACAGTCCTAAGTTTCTGCGCCCGCATCCACCTGGCGAAAGAACTGGGCGTGAAGCTGGACGAGCTTGACTACATCGGCCCGATAGAGGGCTCAGGGTACGTGCTTCTGATGTTCAACGTGGACCGGCCCGGAAGCGATTTACACCGGACTACCCGGTCGGTGAAGGTGGACCGGCCCGGAAGCGATTTGCACCGGACGACCAGGAGCGTAAAGGTGGAATTATGATCTGGCCTGACGACTACCTGATCCCCGGCATTGAGCCTTACCACGTGGAAGAGGCGGGGGTGATTTATTGTGGGGATTGCTTGGAGATTTTGCCACGAATGAACATTATAGACGCTATAATTACCGATCCTCCCTTCGCTATGGCTGGCGGAATAAGTTGTGGCTCGTCAAGCCAATTAGATACGCAGTTTTTTCTTCATTGGTGGAGGTCAGTTTCAAAAGAGTTGTCCCGGATTGGCAAGCCAGAGGGCGAAGGTTTTGTTTGGTGCGATTGGAAAACGGCGGCGATTATTGCGGCTGGCTTTAAGCCTACAAATCAAACCTATGATTTCTGGCGTGTTTCTCAAATGCTATTTCATTATCGTGAAATGCCAGGTCAGGGACAACCATTCAGATCAAGCGTTGACCAAATCGCATATATTAGGGGGCCTAAAAGTAAAGGCGAAAGAATTACAAGGACAACTCATAATTTTATTTCAAAGTATTGGTACTATGGCAAACATGAAAATCACCCCGCAGAAAAAGACCCTGATTTAGCCCAGCAATTAATAAGATGGTGTTCTGATGAAAGCAACATCATCCTCGACCCCTTCCTCGGCAGCGGCACGACCGCAGTGGCGGCTAAGGAATTAGGCCGCAAGTTCATCGGCATCGAAATCTCAGAGGAATACTGCAAGATAGCGGTTAAACGCCTACGCCAGGGGGTGCTTGATTTTGGATAAGATAATCGGGATATCCATCGTGGTAATTGCGGTAGTGGCAGTCTTGTTCATATTATCCCTTGCTCCATCAGCGACACCAGAACCGCCAGCCAAAGCCATCACCGCCCCTCAACCCGACCTAGAGAAGCGGGTTAAGTTGCTGGAGGAGCGGGTAACTACCCTGGAGGACTGGGCACAGCGCCAGGGTGCGAAGTTCGGGAGGAAGAGATGAACGACCGCCCCACCATCCCGTCCGTGCTCTTGGCCTTATCCCTGGCCCTGATAGCCATGATCGGGTATCCGTTCATTTGGCTCATCCGGGCTGTGGGGAGGGCCGGGGCCTGGGCTACGAAGCATAAGGAAAGGGGATGAGCAAGGTTACTCTCATTAGCGCCGACGTGCTGGCGGGGTTGGCAATGCTCCCGGACGAGTCGGTGCAGATGTGCTGTACCTCTCCACCATATTGGGGGTTGCGGGATTACGGGGTAGACAGGCAATATGGCCTTGAGCCGACCATAGAAGAATATGTAGATCGGATGGTGGAGGTTTTCCATGAGGTGCGCCGGGTGCTTCGGAAGGACGGAGTGCTGTGGTTGAATTTGGGGGATAGTTATGCTTCCGGTGGCCGCACTTCTTATGATACAGACGACAAATTGCCGAACCGGGGGCATAGTTTTCGCCCTGGTGCTGGTAGGGCTGACGGGAAGGTTGACGAAAGAGGACAGAGAAACAGAAATGGGACCCCCCCTTCTCCCGGCCTCAAGCCCAAAGACCTCTGCGGCATCCCCTGGCGGGTGGCCCTGGCGCTTCAAGCGGACGGCTGGTGGCTGCGGTCTGACATCATTTGGGCCAAGCCAAACCCCATGCCGGAATCCTGCACGGACCGGCCCACGACGGCGCACGAGCATATTTTCCTGCTGACGAAAGCTGCTCATTACTTCTATGACGCCGAAGCCGTAAAACAATTAGCTGCTCTTAGTTCAGAAAAGCGTGGGCCTGTAGATTTTGGAGGGGCAAAAGGCCGGGCTTATGAGCCGGAGCCGGGCGATCCAAATTTTAGGAATGGAAGTCATCAGGCGGGACGTACTTTTGTCCCCGGCCCCACGGTAAATTTAAGAAGCGTTTGGACCATCGCCACGGCGCCTTTCCCTTCCGCGCACTTTGCCACCTTTCCCCCGGCGATCCCGGAGCGGTGCATCAAGGCGGGGACGAGCGAGAAGGGGTGCTGCCCGAAGTGCGGGGCGTCATGGGTAAGGGTGGTGGAGAAAGAAACTCAAGTGCCTCCATACCGCAAAGGGAATAAGCCAGAGACACTTCATGCCTACCACGGTGAATCAAATACAAGGACCTTGGGCATGGTACAAAATGCCACCACGACCGGCTGGACGCCCACCTGCACCTGCAATGCCGGTGAACCGGTGCCTTGCACGGTCCTCGACATCTTTAGCGGCGCGGGCACCACGGCCCTTGTCGCCGCCAAGCTGGGGCGGGACGCCATTGGGATTGAGTTGAACCCTGAGTATGTCGAGATAAGCCGGAAGCGAATAGCGGGTGAAATGGGGATGTTGTGTGAAATCGAAGTCAAGGAGACCCCAAAATGATCCATTACGGCTGGTTATTCGTGGCGGCGTCTGGAGGTGTGGTTTTAGGAATTATCGTCATGGCCATGATTGCTGTCGGTGGCCGGCGGGATTGGTGAGATGAGCGGTGATGGTGCAAGAGTAGCATACCCTCTGTTCCAGGAGGGAGATGGCGGGTCGTGCCCGACCTCACCGCTCCAATTTAATATCTATGAGATATCAGTTGAAAGGGCTGTGGAATTAAATAAGCAGTGGCACTCAAGGCTTCCCTCAATAACGAACCCCTATGGCGACCAGATATGCTTTGGGGCTGAGTATGAAGGCAAGTTGTACGCGTGTGCTATCTGGACCATGCCGGTTGCAAGGCTATTTAATGGTAAGAATTATCTTGAATTGAGGCGTATGGCAATTAGTGCAGAAGCTCCCAAGAATACAGCTTCCCGTATGATTTCAATCATGGTTAAGACTATTCGGAAGGCGAAGCCGCATATCGTCAGACTTATTTCTTATCAAGATACCAGCGTCCATTCAGGAACAATTTATAAGGCGAGTGGATGGACAATAGCAGAGAAAACGGCTGGTGGTTCGGCAACTCCGGCAAGTATCCAGTCTTGGCAAAAAAATAAGAGAATCAGAAAGGAATCCCAATCGGTAGCTTACAAAATCCGTTGGGAAAAGGATTTGAAAAGGAGGTGATGCCACATGACCCAAAAAACTAATGAATTTCGAGTTTTTGGGCCGCCTTGACTTGGAACGGGGAAAACTACGTTTTTGGCACGGCAGATCAAAAACGCCTGCGAAGCATACGGCCCACATCGTGTAATGTGTGCGTCTTTCACCCGTGCGGCTGTTGCGGAGCTAAACACCAGAAATCTTCCAATTCCTGATCAGAATTTGGGGACATTGCATTCTCTCGCGTACAAAAGTTTAAATTTCCCCGAAATCTGCGAGGTAGGCAAGCATTTTAAAGCCTTCAATGCTACGGTATCGACTTCCTTCCAGTTGTCAGCCCCGTCCCGCAACGACGTGGACGACGGCTACGCCACCTCCGAGGGGGCGGCTGAGGGCGACAAGCTGCTCCGGGAGCTCCAGCGCCGCCGGGCCTTGATGCAGCCCCAGACGGCCTGGCCGGAGGAGCTGAAAGGCTTCGCCGCCGCCTGGCAGCGGTACAAGGATGAGACCGGGACCATGGACTTCACCGACTTGATTGAGGTGGCCCTTCGAGACGTGAGCCATCCGCCGGGGGCGCCGGACATCGGCTTTCTGGATGAGGCCCAGGACTTGACCCCTTGCGAGATGGCCCTATGGCGCAAGTGGGCTGCCGGCATGGACAAGATCATCATCTGCGGAGACCCGGATCAGGCCATTTTTTCTTTCAAGGGAGCGCGGGCCGCCGAGATGTTGACTCCGATCCCGGAAGAAAATGTCCGGGTGCTGAAGCAGTCCTACCGGGTGCCGGCCGCCGTTCACGAGGTGGCCCAGGCCTGGATAGAGAAAATTCCCCCGACGCACCGCAAGCAGGTCGAGTACCTGCCCCGGGACTATCCCGGCGAGGTGCGGCATACTGACCATCATTACAAGGACCCGGACCCCCTCGTCCGCCTGGCGGAGCCCTACCTGGAGGCGGGCAAGACTGTTATGTTTTTGGCCTCGTGCAGTTATATGTTGTCCCCTCTGCTGGATGCCCTGAGAAACCGGGGCATCCCGTTTAGCAACCCGTACCGGCGCAGGAGGCTCGACTGGAATCCTTTGTATCGCCCGGAGGACAAGTTCACCGCCGTCTCCCGGGTAGCAGCGTTCATGGGCCACCTGATCTCCTGGGACCTGCACTGGACCGGCAACCAGCTTGCCCTCTGGCTACCCCTGACCAAAGGGGTCTTTATCCGGGGCAAGAAAACCGCCGGCATCCAAGCCTTTCGGGAGATGGCCGACCAGGAAGTTATGCCGGAACAACTGGCCCAGTACATCCCCCCTGAAACCATCGGCGCGGCCCTCCAGGGCGGTGCGGGGTGGCTCCAGACCGTCCTCGGGGGCGAGTGGCAACGGTCAGGTGCCTACGCCTGCGCCCTGGCCGCAGCCGGGGGGCCGGAGGCCCTGAGCGCCGCGGACGAGCCGCTGTGCCGGGTGGGTACGGTTCATTGTTCGCCGCCAGATGAGCCAATTTTAACGACTGAAGGGTGGGTTCCTATTGGAGAGCTTGATAGGCATCGTTTAGTCGGCTATATGAGAAAAACCAATAGTTTTTGTGGAATAGGCAGGGATAAAAAAAGCCTTGGTTATGAATTTTCAATCAGTAAGAGGTTCTATTCTGGACCACTTATTGTTTTGAAAACGGAAAAAACAAAAACTCGGGTTACTCCCAGCCACAGGGTCTTGGCAAGGTTCAACGATTCCTTTATGGAGAAGTGGGTAGTATATCTTATGAAGCGAGAAGATTTATGGAGAATAGGGCTTTGCGTTTCAGCTCATCGGCCCTATCGAAGTGGGGGAGTTGGGGGTAGGCTTGCCACAGAACAGGCCGATGTTGGATGGATTCTTGGAGTATATGGGACAAGAAGGGAGGCAGTTATCGCAGAAGAGATTGTTAGGGGAAAATACGGCATTACTGGCTTAACATTCCAGACTGCCAAAGCAAGAGCCCTGAGCCAAGAAGACCTTAACCACATACACAGAGAGATAAATGGGAATATTAATAGGAGGGCAAAGCAATTACTTGATGATTATGGATTAAGCGCAGAGTGGCCATTATACACAAGGTCACCATTAAGGGGCGAAGTCGTAAAACGGAACATGCGAAATATTTTTGTTACCGAAGCAGCTAATCTCATAAAACTAAGCGGTTATGTAGATTTATTAACTTCCCCAGATTTAAAATTAATGCAAACCCAAGGGAAATGCAATAGGGGAGATGGAAGGTGGAGCCCCGAACCCTTTGAATCAAAAATATCGGTAGAGCAATATTCTGGCTTGGTTTATGGCCTTGATGTTCCTCCCCATCATTATTATGTCTCAGGTGGGAACGTGGTTCATAATTCGGTCAAGGGAGGGGAGGCCGACTGCGTGATCCTGATGCCTGATCTGTCATACCAAGGCTACATGGGCATGAACGACACGACTGAGGGATTTCATGATGCTCTGCGTTTGTTTTACGTAGGCATGACCCGGGCGAAGGAGACGCTGGTCCTGGCCTCCCCGGCGAGCCGGATGGCGGTGGAGTGGTGAAATGAAAGAATCCACCCTAATCCCCAAAATACTCGCCGCCCTCCGCGCCCGGGGCTGCAAGTGCATCAAGACGCACGGCAATCAGTACAGCGTCAAGGGCAACCCGGACATCCTGGGGTGTTGTCCCGGGGGCCAGATGTTTGCCTTGGAAGTTAAGAAACCCGGAGGCGAGGCGCCGTTCTACGACCACGTCGAGACCCCAAAGCAGCACTCCGAACTCATGGCCTGGAAGCAAGCCGGAGCCCGGGTAGGGGTAGTGCGGAGCGTGGAAGAGGCGGTGAGGCTTGTATGAACGATTTCCCGGCGCTTAACCCATGCGGGCCGCGACCGGGGATGCACCGTGGGCGAAGGAGTCATAGGGGGCTGGCCCGAGTCCTAAGAGTAAGCATCGTGAGGCCCGCGGTAAGGGATCGGCACCCAGTCGTTTTAATCACGGTGTCTGAATAAGGGCGGCGTGGCCCCGGCCATACGGGGCAATAACTGAAAAGGAGGATTTTATGGGAGTATTTGGATCAGGTGGGCCTCAAGCCTATGCTGCGAGCGAAACGAGCGGAATCGGCAAAGAACCCTGTAGACCAGATTATGAAAGGATGATTGCTGATTACACAAAGCGGCGGACCGCTGCACAAAACCTCTACAATGCATTAACTGAATATGCCGATTTACTAGGCGGTGAATACAACGATGGGTATAAGATGCTCATCGGGTCCTTGGTCATTGAGTTACGAGAATATGACAAGTCAATTACGCAACTCATCGCCCTACAGGAGTCGGCAACCAAGTAATCATGGGCAATCGGCAGGGGGGCGGTCGATCCGGGCCGCCCTGTGTGGAGAAGAAGCCATGCATGAAAGAACAGTAAAATGCCGTATTTGTGGAAGACCTTATAAGACCTACCCTTCTTACGCCGGGGACCAATCTGCGTGCCCGAGATGTCGTAAAGAGGCTGAGAGACAGGAAGGGAATTGGAAAGAAAAACCATGACCACCGCTTATTACTTCTGGCTCGCTTGTGTGTGCGGCTTCGTGCTATTTATATGGATCATAAGGAGGTGGTATCTTGGAAACTGATAAGATTCCAACCGATGAAGAACTGGTGAGGTGGAGTGCTGAGGTGTTGATGGAGTTTGGTAAGGACGGGGAATATTACCGGATAGTGAAGCCCGACGGTTCTTATGGCAATCGGGTTAGTTTAATACGGAATTGGAACCCCCTCAACAAATCCAACGGCCAGATTTGGGACTGTGTGGAGAGGATGAGGGAGGGGGGACATAGACTACATTTAAACCATCCGAGTTTGTCAGAACCAGATAAAACCTCTGCTGGATTTAGTGCGCTTAATAAGTGTACTATGCCTCAATGGTATCGTAGAGACACTAACCCCCGCCGAGCCATCCTCCTGGCGGCATGGCGGGCGGTAGAGGGAAAGCGATGAAAGACACCTATTGCAGCGTTTGTGGAATTAAAATGGGAACCTGTCCTGACGATTGGGAAGGGGGAGGCATCTGTCAAGATTGCTGCCCGACTTGCAGACGGCCAGTGGGGCAGACTCAACTCGACACTCTGCGCTCCCTGGTGAGGGAGATGGGGAAAATAATTGAGTATATCGAGACGCACGGCATCGAACATTTTAAACCGGAAATTCAGAAAAGGATTGCTGATGCTTTAAACTGCCCCGAGGTCAGGGCGATAATGGAGGGGAGAGCGATGAGTAATTCACACGAGAATCAAGGTGATTGGATATGTCCCAACTGTGGGCCTATCCTAAGTGTGTGCGTAACATACGAAGAAACCTGTACTCACTGTCACTGCCCAGTTTTTTGGGTAGATGAAAATCATGTGTTAATAAGTAAAGATGAACTATCCACCCAAACCGCCCTGCTGGATACCATAACCACCCAGCGAGACGAGGCGTGGGAAGACCTCCTTGAAGCAAGGCGGTTGTTTAAAGAATGCCGGGAGTTAGTGCGGGCCTACCATAAAGCAATTCCTACACCAGAATCCTCCGCCCTCCTCCCCAAACTGGATGCGGCGTTGAAGGAGGGGGAGTGATGGATAAGTGTCCGTTTTGTGGAAGTCCGGTTACTAGGACTATAGGAGAATATACTCTAACAGGATGTTTTAATATTTTTGTTTATGGGGCATTAAACGATAAACGTAATCGCCAATGCTACGAAACCCAACTCGCCGCCCAAGCCGCCCTGCTTGTGGAGTGTAGGGAGGTGGTGAAAATGATTGTAAACATATTTATTGATATGGAATCTATTCATCCTGATGGTTTGCCAGCTAAATACTTGTCTGCTTATGAAGGCATGATATTAGTTGGTCCAGAATCCGCCACCCTCCTCCCCAAACTGGATACGATGTTAAAGGAAAAGCCATGAAGCCTATTTTCGGTAAACCTGTTATGTCCTGCATCTACAAAAAGGACGATATCCTGTTTTTCCAAACCGTAGCAGGTGGATATGTCATCAGTTGTTATTGCTTTAGGGTAGGTAGGTTTGTACGGTATCCGGCACTATGGGAATTGTGGACATTTTCGGTAAACATCTTTGGCACCCGAGTCCAGGCAGTAAATGACTGGGAGGGGGAGAAGCCATGAAGTTTACTTTTAATTTTGTCCATCCTATCTCAATTGGAGGAGGCAAAGCCATAAACGAAATATCGGGAGAAATGAGATGGTTTTCTTTTGTATCTATGGCTTTCAATATGCTGCTATCAGCTTTAATTGCAATAGTTATAGTTGATACCACGCATAAAATAAAATTGAGGTTTAAACCATAGGCATTGGTATTGGCCTACTAACAAAAACAAACACACTATTTGAGTCTGGAATACTTTTGGCTTTAGGCGCTGCATTAATTCTTGGAAGCTTTGCAGTTTTAGGAGTCAAACCATGACCCTCACCACTTCTCCAGACTACACCGCACCATCATATAGAACGCCCCCAGGAGCGCCAGGATCAGGGCTATCAGGGTAGTCCTATATGACGACGGCGGGTAGTCGGTCATTAAATCTTCAATTCTGCCTTAGCCCCCTGGGCCTTCTCTAACGCCGTCTGCGCCGTGTTGAGTTCGGCTACCGTAGGGCAAGCTATATTGTAGGCCAACTGGCCCAGTATGTCCAAAGAGCGGTCTATAATGACCACCTTAGCGAGCACATCAGGGTTAGGAGCCTGGTTCGCCAGGGTCACCACCAGGGGGTAGCCCACTTGGGCAATCTGGAGAGCCGAGCGGATACGAGCCTTGATCTCCGGCCCTTGCTCACAGACATTGCTCCAGGTGGCACAGCCCGCTGCCATCGACATTGCCAGGACTGCTACGAAAATACGTTTCATAAATCCTCCTTAGTTAAGTAAAAGGCTGGGGGCGCCATTACGACGGCCCCGTTACTCTACCTACACATGGCAGGCGAGCTAAAAGTCATTGCCTATCCTTTACCAACTCACAGTCACCACAGAACCATCCGTAATAGCTGTGGTAGATTGGCTCGCTGGTAAATATCAGAACCTTGCCGCACCTCGGGCAGTACTTCGGCACCTTGCCCCGGTGCGTGATTGCCACCTCTGGATATTCCCGATTTCCCTCTACTAGGATGGAGTAGGGAGCATCGGGATATAGGACGGTTATCATCACCCCTCCTTCGTCCCGCCGGTGACGTTGCTATCCTTAGCCGCCAGCATCCCGAGACCGGCAGTGATGATAGCTCCCCCGGTGATCCCGTCAAGGTTGAAATACTTCAATCCAATAATTCCTATACTGATGAGAATGAACCCGATGACCGTAGTCTTAATACTGGCGAACATCTCACACCCCCTCATTCATCGTTAAAAGCAGGTTGGCCGATTGAATACAATCCTCGCAAATCACAAAGCTCTCGAAGCGGCCCTTGAACCGTACTAAGCGCATATTTCTTTTCCCCTCACACCTGACTACATCACACTGGGCTTGTGGATCATTAAAGAGAAAGTCAATTTTGCCGGTCATGTCCTGGGTCATATGGTTCACCCATTAAAATCGAAAGTGCCGGAGCATCGTTAGCCCGAGAACCGCCAAGGATATCACTATCGAAACCACCACGAAATTATTGCTGGCCTTGCCTACCATCTGGTTTTTGACTTCCATCAACTGATCTACTTTAAGTTTCAATTCTGTCAGGGCTGTGTCTGTTTCTCCCCTCTGTACGAATTGCTGAGGGAACCCCTCCATGCGATGCTCCATTACCCTGCGGGCCTCTTTGATTGCTTTTTCTATAGCATCAAAACGCAGGTTAATAATCTTCTCGAGGTGTTCCTGCAGGCTGACACCATCCCGGTATTTAGAAAACCGCCGTGGTCCACGAGGATCATTCATTCGTCATCTCCAAAAGTGACCATAGAGTGCCATACCAGGAACACCGCCACCAGACAGACCATGCCGCCGATCAGGAATTTCCACATGGTAAACTCACTTAGTCCCATGATTATGTGGGGCAACGAGCCCATTACCATTCTTAACCTCGACTGCTCTCACTCGTTCTGTAAGAGATGTCTGTTTTTCGCATACCTTTTCTACTGCTATCCGTATCTGGTCCCTCTCATGCAGGAATAGCGCCGTCATCCGATCCAGTTTGTTCCAAGTCTGTGAGTTAAGAACTAACACCATCGCTCCGATACTACCCAGGAGAACGATAATCAAGGCCAGCATGAATGTGAACCAGCGATCCGCTTTGACATCTGGCATTTCCCCCTCCCTCCGCAACATGGCTGATTGTTACTGAGTAACTCCGCCGATCTTACGAAACCGCTTCCACATGGCGGTGATAATCCCGCTGATTACCGACCGGCGGCCTGATGTGGCGGTATCATACCCCCTGAGATACGTTATCTCGTCGATTATCGCCGTCCTGTCTGTGTCATATTGGTCGATGGTCACAGGATCAACAATGGGATTGTGCAAGCTGTCTGACAAAAACTTATGCTTCTCCAACAGCGCCACGATAACCAGTCTGGAAGTTTCGGCCTCGGTTGGGTGAGCCACCTTCACCCGGTTGTAGTAATAACTCCAGGTCTCCAAATATTTATAATCGTTGATCCCAGACCGAACAGCTTCATACTGAATAGTCGGCAGCATATTCAGAGTCGTACCATCGCTGTGCTTGGACGGATATAGCATCACTTCATACGAGAAACCCACACGATATTCGTTATAACAATTGGCGGCAGACGAACCGTGGCCGTGCATATTAATCATCTTGGCTCCGGTTAGCCAAGCCCAGAAACCGCACAATCTCCGATTAAGAGAAGGATGCTCAACCTCTGCCTGCCACCAGTACCCCACTTCCCGAGTGTCTGTCCGGTTTGCCGGGTCATAACTATCAGCAAGAAAGTCCTGGGATGCAAGAGTCTGTAGATGATAAATGGGTATGTCTACTGGCGAAGGAGTCAGGGCATCAAACAGCACCATGTCAGCATAAGGAGTCTGGCAAGACACCTCGGCTCCGGCCCCTGAAACCAGAGTGTCAATGAAAGCATGGAGGGCAATCTGACCATTGCGATCCGCGGCACTGCTATAACTTGCCTCATTCATACCATAGAACTTTGACTTCTTGCCGGGGAAATACGTCTGCATCAATGTGTGCATAGCGGTTATGGTAGCTTGCTTGTTGGCCGTCAGAGGGTCCGCCACCGTTATCAAGCAGCAACATTCAGTAAACCCCAGTGCCGCCGCCCGGCTGAGAACAGTTTCTGTATAGGTATAATCATTCCAGAGTTTGGTGACACCAGATACTCCGGTGCCATCAAACACCAGATAGCCGCCATAAAGGTGAAGCCGATTCAATCCATGATCCAGCATATCCTGCAAAAACCAGTCAACATAAGTCGCCCACCCCGCAGCATCAAGAAATCCCAGGCCATACCAGTAATCGGGATGGTTGGAATAATTAAGCATCCAGTGAACATCAGCCGGACTCTGCAAGGCGAACGGCAAAATCTCCAAACTCAGAGTAAGTATCTGGTTTGCTATCTCATCAGCTTTAACCGTGATAGTACAGGTATAGGTCCCTGGTACTGCATCGGCCGGAATCTTGGTTATCAGAACAAACTGCTTGGCGGTATTTGCCAGGAAGTCGGTATCAACTCTGGTGGCTATGGGACACGTCGGCAATAGGTAGGTGGCCCCTACCGCCGCAGCGTTGGACTGGAAAAGTGCGTTTGGAGGTTCAACCGTCTCCAGGGCTATCCGATCATCGTGCATAAGTAATTCTGGTATAAAGGTTGGCAAACCTGTAGTATCACCGGCGCTTTTTTGATACCAGTTGCGTACTACTCGCAGGTCTAACTCAGTCGTGGGTATGACCGTCCCGCCGAAGGCGGTCTTGGTCACGAAGGCATTAGTCAAAGCTATTTTGGTGTGGATGTTGAAGAACAAGGGAACTATTTCCCCCTTGGCTCCTTGATAACTGATGGTGGTTTTGATCTCACCTGCGGTTGGAACCGTGCCGGGATAGACTCTCTCGTACGCCTTTTTTTCAAAAAATACTACGTCATCACCAACTGCCCGAGCCGCACAATCTAGCGATACGCCCCGGTGTTCCATGAAGGAGCAGATTCCGTCATCTACATATAGGTCCTCCACGTTGGCCCGAAAATCTACCGTCCCCCACTGATCAAAATGCCAGAAGGTTTTGCCCCCGGAGGTATAACTACTGGAACCCCAGGTAGTTCCCAAAACGTCAAAGGTATCCAGATCAATAACAGTCACGGGATAGGATGCCCCGGTGGTGGAGGCCAAACCCGCAACCCCGCCAACTTGCTTGATCCACACCCACTGCCCGGTAGTGTAGCCATGCCCGGTAACAGTCAGCCGGGCAAGTCCGGGAGTGTCCGGGCTGTTAATCGCACCAGTTACACTCTGTTCTGGGCCAGCCGCAACTGGATAGGGAACTTCGCCTAACAAAGAAGTGCCGTCAATCAGCAGACTGTCGAAGATACACTCGGCGTTCTGGGTTGCGGTGTTTGACAGGCTTTGTCCTAAATAGATTACTCCACTGGATATAGATTTTGATAATGCCCCCAGCACAGGGCTGCGAGCAGAATAGTAATCGTCCACCTGGAACAGATAATAATTTAGCCCGGCTCCAAGTGTGAAGTCGTAGTAAATCCTAATTCGGTGCCACTCGCCAGACTTCCAGGCTGCTACCGGACAAGTACAGTATAACGGTGTTGATTCTACTCCGGTAACATTGGTCTTGAACCCCATCAAGTACGCTTTCTGCGTAAACGGCGGATCGCCATAGGTCAGGGTCGAGTAGAGATATAACTTCATGTAATAGGTTGAACTAAAGTAAAGGTGAATAAAATGCTTCTCGTTTTTACCCACCCCCAAATCAGTACCGTCCCACTGAGGGGAAACCCAAAACTCTACCGTCCCGGAATTAGGGTCGATGAGCGCACCCATAGGAATGTTCAAGGTGCTACTGGCCGGAACTAAAACTCCGTTACCGGTTTTGCCCCCAGGCACAATCGCCGTACTGCCAGACGATGACCAGGGGTTGGTAACGAGATCGGTAAAGGCTTCTGTAAGTAGATTAGCCATTATAAAATCCCATGAGTAGGCACAAAAGTGCCTGTAACAGTCCCGACTTGAACGGGCTTCTTGATATTAGCCGCAGAGGGTTCTGGGGCCAATTTTACTGTTCCACCCGCAATTACAGGATACTGGCAATAATGAGTAGGGCCAAAAGTTGTTCTTGGAGACATTCCGCCATAAGCCGAAGCCTTACCGTCTGCATTAATTAACTCACAGGCAATTAATGATACTGCTCCAGCAGTGGTTGACGCATTATATACAGCATAACTAGCAGCAACCGCATTTCCACCTTCCAATGTGGTTCCAGTTAATGATACGGTGCCACCAGTTGTATTATAAATGCCATAAGAAGTAGCTCCGGTGCCGCCTGTCATAGTGCTTCCGGCAGTTAGTGTGATGGAACTTGTACTCGATCCTGTAATTCCATTAGAAGCTGTAAAAGTCCCTCCAGATATCAATGCTGTTCCGGTAACAGATAGTCCAGCCACTGCATTTATAGCAGGAATACTTGTCGTAGTGCTGCCAGTTACTGTAGTATTGTCTAAGACAAGGGACACTGTACCCACCATCCAAATACCAGCAGCGACTTTAGCTGCAACAGTACAGCCACTACCTAAAGTTACAGTGCCTGCGCCATTAGCCCTAATTCCATTGGCTGTCGTTCCTCCACCAGTTCCACCATAAATATGGTGACCAGCCGCAACAGTTATAGGAGAACTGGCAGACGTAAATACACCGTGGGCTGTTGTCGCAGTTCCACCATCTATGTCTCCATCAACAGTAATTAATCCAGTTGATGCTCCTTGTATCCCTGCCATAGCTGCGGTTGAGCCACCAGTTATGTTGCCATTAAATACTAGAGCGCAGGTTGAACCTTGATAAATTCCAACTGATCCACCACCCGCTAAGGTGCCATTCACAGTCAAAGTCAAAGCAGGTTTTGCACCAGTTACACTAATAAAGCCAGTGGCCCCCTTGCTTCCCGGTGTAATTGTACCCAGATTCATAGTTACATTGGCATCAATCGTAGCCATCGGGACAGTTATCTGGTCGTTACCAGTTATTGATGTGAAGGCACCCGCAGCCGGAACTGTAGCAATATTCAATGTCATTGGATGCGAAATAGTTACAATATCTCCAGCAGCAGGAACCCGATTAGCAGCAAGGTCGTCAATCCAGTTTGCCGCCGTATTCCATGCCGTGCCAGCACCATTCGTAGTACAAGTTGCCATACCTCACCCCCTTAGAAATTATCCAGATAACCGATGAAGTCCCATTTGGTTGCTGCTGAATTGTAAACGAAATTCAAGTACAGCGTCTTGCTGATTGTCGTGGTTGCGGGTAAGGCCAAGTCTGTTGAGGCCCGATAAATTGCAACGTAGGTTAATGCCCTGGCCGTCCCGTTATCCAGAATCCGTACCATTAATCTCTGTCCATTCGTAGGAGTGCCTATCGGAGTCTGCAACTCAGCCGCCGCAGCGAGAGCCGTAATAGTGAAAAACTCAACCTGTGTCCCGGTAGCCGTACCATCAGACGAGGGGTAAGGCGTGGCGCTGGTGGCGATAGTGCCTGATAGGGGGAGCATCAAACCACTACCGACCTCTAACAGCAACTGACTGGGGTTGAACAGGATGATGTTGTCGACGTCAGTCACTTCCCCGATGATCTGGACCTGATCACCTATGGTGCTGGGTGCGGTTCCTGTTACCAGTCCTGCCGTGGTGCGGTCCACATAGACCGGAGCGCCGTTGGTCGCCAGCACCCAGGCATCATGGCGCATATAGCCGTAGATCATCAGGGTGATCGAGGCGTTCTCCGCTCCGCCCACCACCACCAACCGGGGGCACTCAGTCATGGTAGCCGAGGACGAAGATAGGCACTTCTCCCACTTGCTGTCTGCCGCCGCCAGGTAAACCACATCACCAGCAGCTGCAGCGTATCCCGCTATCCCGGTATGCGTGAAGCCGATGTAGCCGTTGTCTGCCAGGGTTGCGTAGGCGGTCATAGAGATGATCGGATCACCGGTTATGGTTGACCATGTGCTGCCGCCAGACGCAGCTCCCGCAATCCACCGCCCCAAAGCAGCAGACCAAGATAAGGTATCAGCGTTTTGTTTAACTGAACCATCAGATCGAGTAGTCTCACGGGGAATGCTTGGACGAGTAATTAAGCCCATTGTTTATTCCTCCAACTAAGGTGTAGTAGCTCCGTGGTTGTATATGGTAGACCAATTTGATCCGTCCCACAGGAACTCGACAGTAGCGCCAAGGAGATCGAAGTTAAATCTCTCTGGATTGCTTGTAACATGGTTTGCTACGTCCAAAGTACAAGGTACATTAGCAGCATTAGTCAAACGTACAGTTTGTCGCTGTCCTGGATACGTACCATTTGGTAGATCCATGTCGATAACACCAAGAGTAGAATCAATATTCACAACCCTTGGAAGTATGCCAGTAACCGGCAGTGTTATTGTTCCTGGAGTTGTGCTTGCCGTAGTGACTAGGTAATTCGCTACTCCAAACTCGAACCCATCCACCAGCAAATTAGCAGTCCCACCATTTTTACTCGTATGGAAAACATCCATGTAGTGGTTAGCTGTAGTAAAATCCACCATCTCATGAATGAATTCGTACCAAGTCCAAGTGGTAGAATTAACACAATGATAGATAGGACGAAAATCAGCATTAACCGGATTCACACAAACTGTGTTTGTGCTAGCTCCAGCATCTACTCTCGCCCTAATTCTAACTACAAAATTAGTAGCAGAAGTACCAAGAAATTGACGAAGATCAAACGAGGCACAAATTTTTGGGATCACAGCATCAACAGCAGTCGATTTCAAAGCAGTTTGTGCATCATTGACCACATTAGCATCAGCTTCAAAAGGAATAGCATAAGTGCCTCTGCTCATTTTATGGACAGAATAAAAACCAGGGAGCTCTCGGCTTGGTAGATATCCAGGAAATAAACTCGTGCTATACCCTCGCCAAGCTCTGTTAATTAACTGTTGGTATGTACTTACATTAACATTTAGTGCATCAATAAAAGCAGCAGCATTGCTGGCAAGGGTATTATCTTGTTCTATAGTAGTAGGAGCATTAGCCGCAAGATATAAACCGTTAATAGCTCCAGCAGTTGCGCCACCATAATATCTATTTCCTCTTATGATATTTCCCGAATTACCAGCAGAACCAGCCAGCCCATCATCATTTACACCTCCAATCCAGATCATATTGGTATATCTACCGTAAGAAGTACCAAAATTGCCAAAGGTGTTATCACTAATATGTGCTCTCGATAGAGAACCAAGATGCAATATATTAGTATCTACGGTATTCAAGATGGTTAAATCATCGAGCTCTAGCTTATTCCCCTCAAACCAGAAACCATCCATATTAGCCAGAGAGGAAAGTTGCAACCACCTTCCTTTATTAGAACTCCATACGTTATTCCTCATGGAAACATTACTCGAACCGTAGGCATAATCTAATGGAGATGGCCCATCGAAATATACCGCCCTGCCAGTATCGAGAGCTCCACAGTCAAGTATAAAATTATCGTGGAACTGTAATTCCCACGCAGTCCTAAATCTTACGCCAGTACCAGCTACGTCAGTAAATAGACAGTTAGTAATCTTAGCTAGGTGACTATATTCCAATACAAAAGCAGCATCGGATATAGTCTTATTGTCACCACTGATTGTAATACCCCGCAACTGAGAATGCACAAAGGTTTCAGCTGGATTAACCATAGTACCCTGCATCTTCAATACATAGGCTTGATTTCCGGCTGCCTTCAGAACTGATCCCGTTACTGTTCCATAAGACATAGGACAGTCAGATATCATAGATAAAGTCTTCGATACCAGCAATCCGGTAGTTTTATACACCCCTTTAGCAAGTAATATAACCCCACCTTCTGCACACGCAGCAACAGAAGCGGTGAGTGCAGTTGAATCATCAGTTGTTCCATTCCCTATTGCTCCAAACCACTCTGGAAAGACAGTCTTAAGGCCAGCTACTGCTCCTGTTCCAGTCAGCACAAAGATTTTATACCGACCTGCATCGAGCTGGCCGTTAATAGTAAGAGTCTTAGTTGTGGCAACAGTAATAAAAGCACCACTACTAGGCCTCAAAGCGATGTTAGAATTCACAGTTAAATCTGCAGATACAGTATGTGTGCCAGCTGGCACATAGAGCGTAGTAGCCACACCAGATGCATTCAGTGTAGCCACGGCAGCCGCAAAGGTACTGTATCCAGATACATTAGTATCACCAACCCACACTTCTCTAGCCAACCGAGTATCCACACGATCCTGGCTGGTGTTGAAGTTGGTATAATCGGTGGTGCCCTGTGTAGTTAGCTGAGGTTTGTACGAGAATTTATTAGTAGACCAAGCACCAGCAGCCCAAGCAACTCCACTCAGAGCCAGAACAAACATTACAGTTTTAAGCAGATTCTTGTACATGGTTTAAATTTCTCCGCTATAAATAATCATGTTAAAATTTAACATGGTTCCTGCCATCATATTGTTGCGCCACCCTGCAGCTGAACCTTACCAACCGCATCTTCCAAGAATAATGATACTTCCTTTGTATCAAAGGGCCTACAACTGGCTAATGTAATACGCAGAAAACCAAAATCCGGCCATGTCGAGATAACTAGAAATGATTCTACTAGTCGTTGATATACCTGTATGCCATGTCCACCTTTACCTTCGGTAGTAGGATAGCAAGCGCAATCAGGTTCTCCATCACAGGTCATACCAACCAGCTTAACTAACTGTCTGGCCAACTGGATAATCTCATTGACAGACAGTTGCTTAAGGGAGGCTACCCGCCAGCACCATTGAGTCTCGACTAGGCCAAGCTGCGTCATTCCATAGATCCTCCCAGCTTATTGATTGAAAATTGACTTTCCTGTATTAGGCTTTGGCACAGCGGGCTGCACTATCTTCCCTTTGCTTTGCTCCAGTACCTGATCTACTATTCTATTCGTGTGTTTTGCTGCAGCAATCATAGCCAGATAAATCCTATCTACAGTCTCACGCTTTTGATCCGGCGACATATCCTTACTGCGTTCTATCAGATGCGCAAACTTAGACATTTCGTTAAACGCATCAGTCATGCTTCCAAGATTCATAGCAGTGTCAGGTCCCAGCTCATTAATCAAAGGCAATAGTTTATGCTGTTTTCCCTCCATAGCCATATCCATTACCTGAGATGTTAGGAACCTCATCTTCGCTGCCGACTTAACTGTCCTCTCCCGAAATCGCTGCAACGGTTCAGCATCTAGTGACGGGTACCGAGCAAAGAAAGCCCGTACAACTGGCGTGTCGGACAACCGCGCAGTTGGCGGAGGCACAACTGTCAGGACGCCAGATTTACGAAGACTATAATCCGTGGCATCAGTAAACATACGGCCAGTTCCGCCGGTCCAGGACACTAACAAATGGTTCAACGCAATAGGGGAAGCCATCCATGATTCACCTACAATCGGAATATTGCTAACCATATTACCAACAGCCTTTATAGTTTCAGGTGTATCACCACTAAATTGAAACTTTGCTGGCAAGTCCTTCTTCCACCCCGGCATTAATGGAGTACCGGTAAACAATTTCTTATTAGCCCATATCTCAATAATTGGAGTTATGGCAGTAGGCAGTGGAAAATCTGGAACTTCCTTCCCAATTGCTTCCAGCAAACCATCGTAGGCATGAGGATCTTTCTCCAGTATGCTACGCATTATACGCTGCGGAATTGCACCATACAGCAGACCGTATGTCCAGGGCTTGGGCAGCGATACAACTCCATAACTAGAAGGAATGTTAAAAAACAAATCCTTTCTCCAAGCCGGTAAGTCCTGATAACGAGGATCATCCCCAAAGACAGCTTCCAATAGCATAGAAGGAATCGTAACAGCTGCAATTGCTTTAGCCATAGTTGACAGTGGACGCTCCTTGTGAGTACGGATGAACTTGTCAACACCCTGCACACCAGGATTCCAGAAAGCTGTTACCATATTTATAAACTTAGCCGTAGCTGCTCCGCCCTTTCGAGAAAAGTTGACAGTGAAATCTTTCGATTGGTAGCCAGCTTCTTGAACTGCCTCTGGATGGCCTTCTTCAATAGGAGTGCTTTTTATAAACTTACCTAATCCTGCACCCTCAGCCAGTAATTTCAGTCCTTCTACTGGGTGCTTAGCTAAAAACTTTGCCTGCGTTAATTCATTTGATTCAAGCCCTTTTAAATCATCCTGCAGTGTCATGCCCTTCTTAAATTCTCCGATCCGAGTACCGCGCTCCGAATATTCAGACAATAGTTTTGCTGCCTCAATAGGATGGTACACAAGAAAGCCCGGCATACTCAACTTACCAGATAGTACGTCACGTAATTTATTCTGCAGCAGCCGGCGATCCATTGATACTAGTTCGCCGTGCGGCGCGCCACTGATCATATACTTCCAGTACTGTTCTCCACCACGAGCCATTTCTGCAATGCCACGATATAGATCAACAAAAGGCACATATCCATACTTACTGTGGATAAAGGCAGTACCCTGATCTTTTAATGGATTCTTTCCCCAGAATTCAGGATACAAAGTAGTAGCGCCAAGGCGTAGTGCTTGTGCTGGCACAGATAACAGCCTAGTGAGTACATCAGCCGAAGTCTCGTTCATTCCCTTCACAACATCAGCAATTTCCTTCGGCACTCTATAGAACTTACGTACTCCATTTTCCCATACAGAGATAGTACTAGGACTTGGCTGGAAAGCACTGGGTCTAAATATTACCATATCACTTTCAGTCAGTCCACTCTTTTCCAGATTCTCCCTTACAGCTTTATTTCTAATAACCTCCCGCAGCTGAATATCAATAGGAATAGCAGCAGCGTTTATCTCATAAATAGTATCTCCAAATGCGCCACTTTTCTTTGACCACCTAATCAAACTAGCTGCCACATTATTCCGTTCAGCTGCGTTTACTAAGGCATACGTTAATCTGACCGTAGATTCCAGTGGATCAATAATCTCACGCTCTGAACCGACAAACCGTTTGATAACCTGAGAAGCTTGGAAGCCTTTACCACCAGCAGTCTTTGGTTCCAGATCCATTACCCTTAATAATGGAGCATAGTCATTACTATCCTTTTTAATCTGAATATAGTGCTCAGGGCTTATTAATCCAGAATCTACGGCAAATTGTAGAATAGAATCAGTATACAGATCATATTGTGCAACACTCTCACCGAACTTATCGCCCAACTCCTCTACAGTTTTCAGTGCTGCCTCGAGATCTACACCAGTTTCCAGTCCACGCCTTGCTCTTTCTACAGATCTCCTCGCTACTAAGAAAGTACGGAACTGTTCAATATTACCGGCAGCTTCAATAGGTTTATATATATCCGCCAGTCCTTTAACATTATGTTTAAACTGAAATGTGTTACGATCCCAAGGATGATACTTAATAAATGCCTCCGCCTTCCCTGGCCATCCAGGAAACAGTATACCTTGTTTATACGGATCGTCAGTAATCCTTGGAGACTCTTTACTGTACTGTTCCATATATTTCTTAAATGGATGCACCTCGTCCACAATCGCAGTGTACACATCAGTCGGTGTAGTCCACGTCTTCTTCTCATGATCGCCCACAGATATCCGAGATGCAACTTCCAACTGTGCCGGAGTCATCCCCTTCAGCACTTTCGGAGCATTGCCAGTTCTGAGCAACGACTTAAACCACTCCGACGTATCCGGGCCACCGCTGAACATATACTGTCCCTTTGTCAGGACAGTTTCTTTCATGCTGGGGGTTATGTCGAGGGTGTAGACCTCGCCCACTCCGCCATCTTGTTTGCGCAGAAATTCTAGGGCTCTGTTTGTTGCTTCCGCTTTAGTTCTTCCAAGCCCTATAAGCATTCCTCGGCCAGCATTCTCCCAAACTCCCCACCCTTTATCAAGCCCAGAAGGAAACTGGTCTGCGATATCTCCATGAAGATCTGCTTCAGGACGCACATCTTTAGTAACAAAACTTTCTACAAGAACATTATCTGGTAATTCAGTAATCTCTGTGCCAATATTAGTCTTCTTTGTACGCGCCCCCCACTGCTTCCCATACTTATCCATAAAGACCGGCATACCAAACACTTTCTCACCAGTCGTGGGGTTGATACTGTCGTACTGTTTGTTGGCCCACTCGCCACCGAGCTTGAGGTCGACGCCGACCAGTCGCACCACTCCAGGTTTAACTGCATCTGATGTATTAAAGTAGTATTCTAAAGCTCGTTCTTTAGTCTGCGATCTTGTCCAGTTAAGCAAAGAACCATCCTCTCGTACATACCACTCATTCTCATACTGTACGAGCTCAGAATCCTTTGGAAGCTTAAGTTCTTTTACTTCAGCCTTAACCAACTTCTCCGCCATATCCTCCGCAATACCAGCATCCTTTATCGCCTTAGCATCTTTGAATACTCCAACGTCAACCTTGTCTCCAGTATCCAGCCGCTTCGCCGTTACTTTATAGCCCTCCGGAGTCTTCTCCGAGCTAACATTATCATACACCTTCGACAAATTATACCTTTCCTTCACCATATCCCCACTCACCCACGCTAGCCCATCATAGCCCTCCTCCGACGCCTGACGAAGCATCTTCTTCATGGCTACTTTCATCCAGTTTCCTTGGAAGGGAAAGGGGGGGACGCCCGGAGTTTTTTCTTCGTGAACAAAATAACCCTTATCGTTTCCTCCATACCTTTTTAATTCTGCATTAGCTGCGTCTTTAGTTTCGTACACTATAATCCAGCGTCCGTCCGGGGCAATAACAAAGTACTCAGATTTACCATCACTGTACCCCTTCGTCCGCCCCTCATGTGCCCAATCCGACTGCAACTCTGCAATTGTCAGATACTTCTTCCCGTTAATCACCTGGTCGAAGGTGAATGCGTGGAAGATACGGTTGACGTCAGCGGTAGGGTCGCCAGTTGAATGAGCCTTATCGAACGTAACTTCTTCAGATGGCCACACTCCATAGAACTCCCGATAGTTAGTTGCACCGGAAGGGAGGTTCATGTAGGACTGGAACTTGGTCGCAGAAGGTGCCTCGTAGCCAGACAAGGAATCAGCCATTAACTCAGCATCTAAGTCAGCTCGTTCTGTTACTGTTAAATCACTATAGTCTCTTCCATACGTATTTTGGGCAGCTATATTCTTATCAGCTTGTTCAGTCTTGTCACCGCCCTTCTCCACCACCCTCAGCTCCACCTTATTCTGCTCCAGAAAATCCACCACCTCCTGCCTCGTAACTTTCCCCTTTCGTTCCTGCAACCACGGCACCACGCCAGTCCACTTCACCCCATCTCCCTCAGGCATCACACCTTTACTGATCCAGTTCTGGATCGTGTTGGCTAGTCCCTGGCCAGTGCCAACATTGGGCAGCTTCTTCCCGATGAACCGTTGAGCACGACTGTACCATACAGGAGCCAGCTTCCGCATCAGCTCGGAGGTGTCTGGCCCACCGGAGTACATCGGAATAACGCCTTCGTCTTCGATACCAGTTTGCCGTTTTCCTTCCTTGGCAGCCAACTGAGCCTGTTCTGCTGCTGCCGCATCTGCCGCGGTAGAAACTGGAGTCCCAGCATAGTTCTTTCTCAACTCCTCCCTATAATTCCTCAGTGCTTCATCCGCTGCATCAACTCCTCGCTCCACTTTAATCTGCTCATACCAATCATATGTACGCTTAAAGTTTTCCTTAAACGCCTGCTGTTCCGCAATAGCTTGCCCTTCCACTTTCGCCGCTTCATTTGCCCGATCAGAAAGTGGAGTTAATCCAGGAACTGGCTCAGCCGGCCCAGGCACATTCGGCTCAGCACCACTGGCCATCGTCCTCGGAGTTTGCAGACCAGGAGCCCCTGGAGAAAAACCATACTGTTCCCACGCCACCGACTCTGGTGCAGTCCTCTGCCCAATCAACGCAGCCTTTATCTTGTCCTGCAGAATCATATCTTGTGTAGAACTTAACGGATCGCCTTTTCGCAGCGCATTAACAACTTCAGGTGGCAGGTCAGCAGGAGTCACTAGGGCAGCTTCCTCGCCAGCCACATATTCCTGCTTCAGCTTCTCTGTGCCAGCCTGCACTTCTTCAGGTGTAGGCTCGGGTACACGCTGTTCTGGAGTTGCTCTGTCAGCCGCGTACTGTTTTCTGAATCCTTCCAGCTTATCCTGTAATGCCTGAACTTCAGCATCGGTTATATTATTTTCCTTTATAAAATCCTTAACTTCAACTGTAGCCCTCTCTGGCTTAGTCTTCATAATATTATGAAGAATAGCCATCGTCGCAAAGGCTTCAGCCAACTTTTCCGGATCACGTTCCCCACCCGCTGCTGCAGAACCAGCGCCAGCCAGCCCCACCCCGACCGTTCCAGTTACCTTACCAGATGGTAACCCGCCGATAGTAAACAACGCAGCTGTAATAGGTGAGTGCCAAAGAGCTTTATCGATTCCATCCTTATCAGCTTCTTGATATCCAGTCAATACATCAACAGGCATAAAAGTAGCAAGATTAAACAGTAACTTTTCGTAGAAGGTAGACGCTGGAGTTAGCACCATGCCCATACCTTGAGCAACTTTTCCAGCAGCAGCATACGGAATCAGCGTACCTAATACTCTGCCAGGAGCTCTCACTAATCCTTCACCAGAATAGTGCTTTTCTCCCTCAGGACGTAATACCTGTTCAACTATGCCACGAGGCTCTTCGCCCTCCGCTTCAGTTCCATATCTACCTGGACCAACTCTTCTGTCTCGACCAAGATCACGTAGAACATCTCTGTCAGCAGTTTCAAGAGGCTCAAATACTTTCCTGGCAGCCTTTGCAATACCCTGTACGGGAGTAATAACGCTACTAGCAAAATCTCTAATATTTTTACTGAAAGCTTCACGCAAAGGCATCTGATGAGCAGCGCTAATTTCTTCCAACTTAGCATGAGCTGCATTTATAGAAGCCTCGTCAGCGTCCGGATTCTTCTTCAGGAAATCAACCTTCGCTTTCTCTAAGTCTTTATCAACTCCAGGAGACAATACATCTTTAATATAGTTATACGCATCACCCAACCAACTACTCGCAGCAGGCTTAGATATATCAGCACCTTGCGGAGATGGCGGAGCAAATGCACTCAAGTCTACTCCATCTTGTTTACTCTGCGTACTAGGCGGAGCAAATGCACTTAAATCTACATTGTCAGTTGCATAAGCTATCTTAGAAGCTCTTGCCTCGTAATCAGGATTAATCAAATTAGTGGCAGTAACTCTACCTGGAAGTTGTGCAATAAACTGTTCATCTACTCTATCATATTTCCAACCCTTACCAGGAGTAAACGACTTGAACACTTTCTCGCCAGCATCGTCAACATCCACTATGCCAATATGAGTAGCACCAGCCGTATAATTCCTATCCCCAGGTCGCCTTGTCATATGGATAACTGTGCCAGGAGTCAAGATATCTGGAGACAAACTATTTCTGCCATAGACTGGCGAACCTATCGCCTTTCCGGCACTCGCCAACTCGCCGGGACCAATACCTCCCTTTGGTAACGACACGCCAGTTCCCTTTAGCGGCCCAGAGTTCATGTAATTAGCCAAAGCATCGCCACAGCTTGAACCAGTACAATCTTCCAGAGCTAATTCCGGACCAGACGAAGCGATTTTCTGGTATGCCTGTCTAGTTGCTGCAATACGGCTAGGCATCATCGGAGTTCCAGGACGCTCGTACTCGTTGCTAAAAACTATAGCCGCCGCAACCGGACTCTTAGCTTGCCACAGTTTATCAATAACATGGGGGTAACTCGTAGCCAACTCGTGATTCACGAAGTCAATCTGAACATCGAAATCATCCATCGGCTTACCTTTCTTAGTAGCATATTCAGCCAATGCCTGACGACGAGGTCCGTTCCACTGGGCTAGTCCATACGACTGCCCACTGTCTCCGAAAACATGAGACTCACCATCGCCAGACTCATGCCACAAATTGCCTACGATCCCAGCAGCAATCTCTGGAGACCACTTATACTCATTGATCAGTCTCTGCATAGCACGAGCCATACGATCCTGTTCTGGAGGCTGTGCCGACGGAGTTGACGGCGCTAACGGAGGCGCAAATTCTGTAAGATCTATAGCCATTATTTTATACCATGCCAAGCTTTATACTGCTCCTCAGTTGCAGGAATCATTTTACTGGGATCAGCTTTGCTTGGAAGCAGATATTGTCGCTTTGGCGAAGCTCCCGGCTGTTTGCTTCCAGTACCAGGACGCCCACCAGGATACATTGTATCCTCCATCATCTGATCCATAGGCTTCAGAGGCTTTGGATACTCTGCTGCCCCAGCTGCCTTACCGCCTGTATTAGCTGCATTGAAGCCTCTAATTATGGTATCTTCGTCAGCATTAGGCGGTATACCAGGAATCTTTCCAGCCCGTACGTCAGCTTTATAGTCAGTATAGTTAGTAAATCTATTAGAGCTGGCACCGCCCCTGGGTCTAGTTGCTCCAATTTGTGCCGCGCCAATTCTACCTTCATATCCCCTGTCTGCACTATAGATTTGTGCTGCTTGACTACCAGCAGCCGTACGCTCTCTCGATGCTGCAGTAATGCGAGCAACGGCTGTCTTCAAATCCTCCTTATACTTTAGCACACTCTCTAAGGCTTCAGGACTATACTGCTGCAGAAAAGGTGGAAGCTGGATACCTACCTTACCAAGATTGGTTACATATTCCGGCCACATATTCGCAGCAGCCGCTGGATTACTCTTCGACGCTGCTACGATATATGGCAGCATTTTCTCTGTCAAATCAATGCCAGCACCTAGACGTTCCACAGCAAATTTCTGCTTATTAAAATCCATCGTTGCCAGCTTGTTCTCTATATCCGTCGCCAACGCAGGATCGTATCCTCTCAATTCTCTGGGATCGCCCGTAGCTGCAAACTGTTTAGCAGTCTCCTGCTGCCGTTTCTGCATATCAAGTGCTGCCTGCATACTCTCATTCTTTAATGCAGAATGTTGCATCTGATCTGCCGCACCCATCCCAGCTATAAAACTACCAAACGGACGCTGTGGCTCAAAACCTGTATAATTAGGCATAGTCATCTCCTACGCAGCCATTCTGTAGGGTTCACGGAAAGCACTATATCGAGTGTACTCGTTAGGAATAACGTAGCCAGGTATATTCGGCACAAACAACTCTGGCCCACGCTCACCAACTATGTATGGGCGATTCGCAGCAGTCGGACCACCGTTGGCCATAAATGGAGCAATATCACTTCCGGTTGGCATCCAGCCACCGCCACTTGACGGATTAAATGCCTGGTAGCTGCCACCACCGCCCCAACCACCATACAGCTGAGGTAAACTCATCCCAGGCATAGAATTCAGTGCACCAGAAGTATTGTCAGTCGCACCAAAGGTTCCAAGCCAATCTGCTAGATTCCTCAGCGCGCCACTGTTATTAAGGCTTTGTACACCAAATCCCAGTCCACTCATCAAGTCATTAGACGCAGCACTCTTAGACTGCATATCCATCAACGCTTGTTGAGTACCATACTGAGCTTGCGTACCACCCATCCCAGCATAGAGACCAGCAAGCTGTCCACCAGCTTGCATAGCATATCCACCACTCGTGCCGGCTGCTCCAAGACCCTGGCCAGACAGATTCTGCAGCGATGACATATATGGTGCCCAGGCGTAGGTCTGTGCCAGCTTCTGTCCGTAATCCAACGCACCCTTCATACCAGGGCCAGACGACAATAAGCCAGTCCCAGCACCATATCTCCGCAGCGCCTCGGTTCCTTGATCTCGTAGGAATTGGTATCCCGGTGTCCCCTCTAATGTCTTAGTTGGATCAAGCGCGGTATACCCTGGCAGTCCCAGTAGACCACTCCACTGGTTGACGGCTGCTCCACCGGCATCTCTCCAGGGAGCTAAGTATGCAATCGCTCGCGCATAATAATCATTAATCGCATCTCTGCCCATGCCCTGATTTCTGGCAAGCATGGCCATGGTAGCATCCATATTTCCGCCACCACTACCACTGCTTCTAGATGCGTTCATTACCCCAGCAGCGCCACCAGCCAAGGCACCAGCTGCACCAACACCTGCGATTATAGTAGTAGCGCCCATAGTATCTAATACCTCACACTAAGCTTTCATAATTATAAATAGTTGGAAATCCACCTACAGTACGCATAAACTGAACTGTTTCACTCTGCATTTCCCATGTTTCTTCTGGCGTACCTCTCATATATGAGACCATATATGGCATATCCATTTCTTTCAGCACTGCAACTGTATTTAGTATCTGAGCATTGCTTAATTGCTTATTTAATACTGTATTTCTGTACACCTCGTTCCCAGATTCTACTCCAAAAAAACAACCAACCATTCCTCTATCTTTCAGCCATATTAGTTGTGACTGTTTTATGTCGCCTCTGATGTATGCTATAAAAGGAAAGTGAAAGTTGCCCCAAGATTCTTTCCAGGCCTCGCTATAATACGGCACCAATTCATCAAGAAAGTGTATAATGCCAGGATTATATTCCTCAGTAAGCAACATTAAATCATTCTCAACATTTGTTCTAATTCGTACTCCACTTGGCTGGACAGATACCGCACAAAAATTACACTTATATGGACAGCCTCTACTGCTGCTGTACGGTAAAATCTTTCCATAGTCTTTAAACGGCAGGTCTCTATCATAAGGTATATCTATAAATAATTCATAGTCAGGCAGTGGTAACTTATTTAAATCTATACATCGCTGTGGTTCTTGAAATAAACCAGTATACTCTTTAGTCAAAAATAAAGGAAGTAATTCACCTTCTCCTCTACATATTAGTGTAGTATACGAATAAAGCACTATAGGCAATCTCGGATAAACACCGCCCAATATAGTCGTAACGCCTCTCTTAGTTGCTTCTATCATAAAAGGTACAGATAAATTATAATCATGCTTTGTTACGCAAGAAAAAGCAATATAATGAAAATCATGACTGTCAATATAGTCTGTAAAACTTTGCACATTATCCAGTAAATATAAATCTGTTTCAACACCAGATAATTTACACGCAGTAGATAGTACAGCAATGCCATGATTATAGCTTACATATAAAGGGTAAAAAGCAAATAATATTTTCATAGCCATCTACAATCTTCTCGTAGCATACCGTATAATACTAAGTCATATTTATTACCAGAAAATTCTACTGCCTCGCGTAAGATACCTTCTTCCTGAAACCCCATACCAAGAATAAATTTAATAACTTTATCAGTTAAACCAAGAATACTATATGTATTTACTCTGTGCACTTTTAGTATATTAAATGTGAAATTAAATACCTGCTTCATTACTTTTCTGTTCATTGCAGCTCTATGCGCTGGATGAAATGCTGCATGGATCATTATACTATTACCAGAGTAAAAATCACTAAACTGCACACACCCAACTAATTTATCATTTTTCCAATATGTAAATACTCTACGTAAATCCATATTCTGGCAGAACTCATCATATGCCTGATAACCTTTGTAGGGTTCAGATAACTTTATTAGGTTAAATAGATCTTTGTAACAACTTCTTGATAAAGGCACTATCTTAGTCATTGTGTAATATGCCTATGAATAATCATGTTAAAATTTAACATGGTTGCTACTTTTTCCGCCCACACCCACACTTCTTCTTAGCGCCTTTACCAGTCGGCTTCCATCCATGCTCCACAGCATTCAGCAACCGTTCCTGTGCTGCTGCCTTCTTGGCAGTAGTGCCTCTCGCCTTTACACCACCAGGAGTCCGTACTTGCACTTTTCCACTTGGTAGCTTCTTCTTTATAACTGGCATAGTTATTTAACTCCTACCTGACGTGATCCCATCGTATCAATAGGAAAGTGAAAATCTATCTCCAGTAATAAGGGCAGATTACCAGCACCTACACCAGCCCAAGTATCATCTGCTCCAGTATCAGTGCGTTTCAAGTTACAGATCAACATCGAACTGATATCCTTGGCAGCCGTGTGTCCATCTATGATCACTTCCGGGGTCATTTGGTGAGCATGAGCAACTCCATTGCACGCATCAGACAAATCAGCAGTTGCCATAGCGCCAAAGGCGCCATTAATGTTAGCCCATGAATAATCTACCTTCCACCCTACTGTGTTACCATTTTCAGCTACTCCATTAGCTCCAGGAGTCCAGTGGACATGGACTTTTATATCCTGCCCAGTCTTATATGAGTGGGGCATTTGCACCGTGAACGATACCACGTTGTTTTTGGCAAACTCATACAGATATGAATTAATTCCACCCCCGCCCACCGCATAGACTACTATCGCCGGGTCTGATATCCCAGGTCTGTCAAATGAACCAGGGGTAATTCGCATATCATCCCAAACGACAGTCTGCAATTCGATTGTTTTATCTGCGCCACAAGACACCTCTAAGTCGCTTGGAGCTATAACAGATGTATCAATCTGCCCAGATGTAAGAACTAGTCCCACAAATTCTGGTACTGCCCCGGTATGTATATCCTGCGGTAGACTCAGTGTTGTACCAGTACCAGCTACAGCATTAGTTCCACCAGTAACTGTAATCTGATTAGCTGTGCCAGTCAGATTCCCGAACTCGTCAAACTGTGCTACTATCGCATATGCCAGAATAGTCCATGCCGTAGCACCATCACCCACTTTAAACTTCCCTGTATCAGTTTCAAAACCCACCTCTCCGGCATTAAGAATCGGATTAGCGACAGTCCAGGCAGCTGCAATCCCACGTCGTAGTTGAATAGTCTGCGCCATTACGGAATACCGCCATCTATAGCATCAAGACGAGTCTGTATAGCCAATAACCAAGTTCGCAACGCCTGCCACCAGTTCCAAAAAGGAACAGGAAATACTTGTCTCAACTCTCCAGGAAGTTCAGGAATAACAGCCATCACTGCACTCCAAAATCAATACCAAGTATCTTCCACACAATAGCATCAGTCATAGTAAGACGATACATCCGCCGGTAGCCAGTACCAAGTTGGTTCCAGTTAGCCTGCCACTTATAATTACCAGTTGTCCCAACAGACCGAGTAACCATATTGCTCCAGTTCTTGCCGCCATCTGCTGAGAATTCCAGACCAATTTGTGGAGTAGCGCCAGCTGGCAAACCCCGACCAGCTTCAATCAACACCTGCGTATTAGGAAATGAAATAAGACTCTTCCCGCCCTGCATATCTTGGCTATGCAGCACACGCTGAATCGCATGGCCATTATCTTGAGTATATTCAGCACTCATTTCATATATAGTACCATTTTCATAGTCGCCCACATAGTGCTTTCCATTCAGTTTTGTATAACAATTAGCTCTGTGGCGTCCGTACCCACCAGCTGCCTTATAACTTTGCCGCTTCAGCAATAATCCTGTAGTTCCATCCAAAACCCACGTTACGTCTGCGGTAGGAAAAGTAAACTGCTGAAATATATGACCCTGATCACGATAGCTAAATGTGATACAGTCTGCAATAGTACTATAGCCAGGATGCTCCAAACTACCGTCACCAGCTACTTCTCTGTCAAACATCTGATTACTAACTATATTCGTAGTCGTCCCACGAGCCTGTACCAGCTGTCCACGGTCAGTTAGCCAGGTCATAATTGTACCATCCATATCTCCTACAGCCTTAGCTGCAGCAAGTCCGTAGTTAATAAGACCAGCTACATTTCTTGCAAACGTAGGAGTTTGGGCAGAAATATTACTGCCACCAGCATTATACCATATCTCTGTACCTTTATCCGTACCGAATATATAGGGTTCTCTATTCAGGCTACGTATTGCTCTAATATCGTCAGTCGTTGATTCCTTCGCGTAGAAGTCCAGAGCATCAAATGATGTAAAGTCGTTGATAGAACTAAAGAACCATCTATTCGTACCCGGCTCGAAAAACAATCCATAGCCATCTTGATATTCCAGACCTCCAGCTCCTGGAAAATCACCATCAGTAATCTGCTTAAAAATGCCAGTAGCTAGAGTATATACGTATCCAGTTATACCATCGACAATACACAGTTGCGTCTGGTTATTCCGCAGCCAGGCTGGGCCAGTATAACTAGTAGAAAAAGAACTAATCTCGGCGGCCCCGCCAGAAGAATCAACACGCCATAATACAGTATCACTGCCACGACGAGCTAGCCAGTACATATAACCGTTCCATGTCCAGCCTTCTCGAACTTCTGTACAATTTGAGAACTGACACAGAGCCGACAATCCTCCAAATGGCAACAGCACCAACTCCTGACTAGTATCCTTAGCAGGAAACAGTCCATTTGGCACATCACCATACTGAGCATCGACAACTATTGGCCAAGGTTTAGGAGGCATATTTATATACTCAATATTTGTTAATGCAGCAGAAAATAATTAAACGTCTCAGTCCCACCCGCAGCTCCTGCATTGGCAGTCTTTACAGTAAATGATGTTCCTGCTATTATTGAAAGTACATACAAACAACTCGCAGCTCCTTGAAGAAGACCTGCAGCAGCATTAGTCGGCATAAGAAATATCAGTGACGTACCTGTTACTGATGGGCACAGTACAGTTGTTTCTGCCGCGTTAGCGCAAGTAAATGATCCACCAGTTCTATTTACAGACGTTATAATATGCCAGTCAACACCATTACTCTGTAGCTGAACGCCAGTAAAATACGGACCAAGACTCAGATAACGACTTCCAACAGTATCTCCACAACTTTGTATTACATATCCTGCACCAGCATCAACTGTAACACTTTCTGAACCAGCGTTCACAATATAGATAAATCTATTTACAAACTCAGGTGGCGATAACAACGATACTGTAAGCGTGCCATTACAGCTCAACTCCTTACCTTGGTCTGTCAACGAAATAGTATAATCACCAACTAGATTCTTTCTGTACCGTAATGCCTGAATTGTGTCTGGACCGTAGACTGGTGTTGCAGGATTAATAAGCATCCAGCCGTTCAAGCTCTGATTAATGATCAGCTGCGAAGGATATCCAGCCTGCATATCATCGCCATCAATGGGTGTTACTGTGCCACCTTTATTCTTATATACTAACAAACTCCCCAAGCTATCTAAATTAACAGTAGCTGGAGAATTAGTCGTAACTGCCCACACATCATCAAATACGTGGCCTATAAGCGTAGAAAAGCTTATTTCCAATCCTTCATATATAACTTGAGATTCGCCCGTTATTGGCACAGCTGTAGTCCACGCACCACCATCCTTCTTCCACTTAAACGTATCTACACTATCCGGCACAGCAAAGTCAGATGTCCACCGAGCAAGTCCTTTGCTAACTCTAAACTCATCCATATATCCATGTAGAGCATCTCCATATATAGTACCTCCACCAACTTCAAGGACAGCTGCTATATTTTGCATAGCATTCGCATAAGCACCAGCTGCCAAAGTCTTTGCTCCTGCGATACCATTAATGTAAGTATTCCATACATTTCCATTACGAACAATAGCAATATGATACCAAGTATTTATTACTGGAGTCCAGGGAACCCAATAGTTAAGTCTAGGTGTTCCAGCGTTTACATAAGACATCCAAGTCAACGCGCCTCCGAATAAAATTAAACCCTGTAAAGGGTAGCCTCCGCCAACTGACTGCGTAAAAAAAGGATAATTGTGAGCACCCGTATCTATAGAACTAAACCTAATCCAAAAATCTACTGTAAAGTCACCATCAAAATACCAGTCATCACTATCAACCACAGTTAGGTAATCACCAGTACCATCAAAATAAATACTTTTGCCGCCAAACTTACTATACGTAGCACTCTGCGTAACATCACCTACAGCAGTTACTGCATAGCCACTAACACTACTATCAACAAAAACTGCTCCAGCACCATCACCACGAAGCAATAGTGAAGTATTGACATCCAATCCAGAACCGGTACCGTCAATCTGGAAAGTGAATACAGCTGGAGATGCTCCTACATAAGGCCCCTCTGCAGTTAAGTCGTTAGGACCTGTTCCAGTAAAGACATTAGATGCTATCGTATCTGTATTATCTACATCCGGTGTCATCGTTAGCATAAAATTATTGGACAGAGACAACACAGCTGGAACAGTGTCCACAACATAGTTATTATTAAGTGTTACAGGAGTAGCTTCTCCTACAGCATAATTTGCCTGCATCTCCCCAACGTAATCTTCTGTCCATATAGGACTCGATAGATCACCAGTTGGACTGGTATATACTAACTTTATAGCGGTATCAGTAAAAATATCCGCCTCACCATTAGCATCCAGTACTATAGGATTCGTATTCAGACTAGTAAGGTCTTTGTCTGAGTAAGTAGCAACAAGTGTATCGACAGTACCAGCCACCAGCGTATATACAAGATAACCAGCAGCCGGCCGTCCACTGTCGCCAAGTTCTAGAAACTTTGGATTCGATACTCTGATATACATTTAATAGTCCGCCACGCCGAACTGTATCGACACATTCTGCTCACGATCAAAATTGTCAGCATCTTGCAGTGTGATCGCAGCTAACTGTTTTACATCAGCCGCGATCTTTGCCGGAACGTCGTAGACAGAAATAAGACGCATAGCCAAACTATAGTGAAGAGCATCGGCCCATTCAATCGGAAAGTCTGGGGTATCATCAGTATTCACAAAGTCCTGCACCGGAGTTCGCACAGTCATCACTATCCTGTCAGACACAGTGTCCCCAACAGGCCAGACGTACAGCTTACTATTAATAGTATCTGGCTTGAAACAATACTGTGTTATCCGACCAGTTGACGATTTCAATGGAAGCCTGGTATATTCGTCCCAACTTACAGAAGTCATTGATAGTTCGTTACCATTAGCAGTCACTGACCGCGCTTCTACAATCCCGATCGGCCTGCTTATTTTAGACGTGTAGAAGAAAACAACATTATCCACAGCTACGTCATCGGTCAACGCAGCGGTCAGTGTCACGTCATTCCCAGCTGGAGCACCATTTACAGTAGTCCACTGCATCGTGCCATCATCCAACTGGACACCTATAAACTGCCCATTTACAATAGTAGACGCATCATCAACCACAATAACCGAAACACCAGACGACGCAGCTGTCGCTATTGCAGTTTCTCCCATTCCAGAACTACAGTGATCTCCAGACGGCCCAAGACTGTAATATTCAGCTCCATCAGACAACGGCAGCGTAACCACGAGATTAAGCCACAAGCCTACACCAGCCGCCTGCCACGCCTTTATCATCATATTTAGACGCTTATTTGCCCTCGTTATAGAAGAAGCTGGTGGAGTCTCAAAGTCAGGCGCGTACGCTTTTATGTCTTCTAGCGCCAGATATATAATATCATCTCGTGTCACACTAAAAGTTGTTACGCCAGAAGTAGTCATCTCGTTTTCCTATACAGCAGTCACAATGACCGCGCCATCTGTATCTACTGTCAGACTATACGCCACTGCGCCAGGACTGACCATTCGCCAAGGCTGTGGAGTCATAATACCAGTCAGTTGGGTAAGGTGCAGGGCTCCATCGTTATCGACAGTAAAGCGCCAACTGTATATATCAATATATGACAGCGGATTCCCGTACAACACATTCGACGGCCTCAGTGCTCCATCGTCATCCATCCAGAATGTCCAATACGTACCATCTGGACTAATAAGACAGAATGCACCGTAGCCATACGGCAACTGAATATATACATCAGCCGGCCTCGGCCTCGCATCTGGCACAGCCATCCGCTCTGAAATACCGCGCACCAATAACTGTGGATGCTTCACATACCACAGCGGAGCCCACACTCGCAGTCCGTCCCACGTCTTGCGCGTCTGACTCATCAGGACTTTCTTGCCTGATAAATCACAAATAGCCCAGTTATCGCCTGGAGTATATGGCATTTCAGCTACCGATAATCATGTTAAATTTTAACATGATACCTATTAATTGAAATAAACCGTAATAAGACAGCTAGCCGGAGTAACGAACGTACAGTCCGCTGCCTTCATGTACAGTTTCCGTTTCATCAACCCCGTCTCCGCATAGCCATCTTCGTCAGCCAATCCAACCGGAAACAGCTGAACACCATCTACATCTCCCAGACGCATATACAACTTATCCGTAGCGCCTCCTATAAATCCAACAGCCTGTAGACGAAAACCATTCGGAAAGTAATCAGCAAAGTCAACGTCCGACAAGCCATCTGGCACTATCGTTATCACACCACCAGAATCAACTGTAACTGTGTTTGCCATATCATTTCTCCTACTTCATGCCCTTCATCTTGCCTGTCTTACTACATCTACAGCCAGGCATCTTTGGACCCTTCTTCGGCATCTTGGGCATCTTGGGCAATTTTATCTTCGGCAACTTCGTCTTCCCCGCCAGTGCCTTGGGCATTTTACCGGTTGTCATAAGAGGAGCCATACTATCTCTCCGTAGCAACCAGTACGTAGCTAGTAGTCAGAACCGCCGCCTTAGCCTCGCCCGCTTTAACAAACAGCATCGGAGCTATCGCCGCAGTTGGAAAGCCAGTCAAACTGGCAATATGAGTACCGTTCTTGTAGAAAGTCACAGTCGTCCCATCAAACAACCACTGTAACGTATATGTGGTCGCATCAGCGTAGGTAGACGCAGCCGCCTCAATACTCTCCACATCAGTCGCCCTGGCAATAGCAGCCAGATTAGTCGAACCATCTGGAGACCAGAAGCCAACACAGTCATCTACGGCCATCGTCAGACCATCCGCAGCGGTAAAGTTGTTACCGGTCGCCACAGCCGCCAGCCCAACAAACACTTCCTGCTGACCGATAGTACCAGCCGCACCTTTATCAACCTTTACCTTCGCCTCGAACAGTGCCCTTTTACCAGACACCAGCGCAAACGTCGCAGTCTTTAGATACAGCTGCGACAGGTCATTATCCCCACCAGCCAAGGTCTGCGTAATGCCACTGGAGGTAACAGCCAGCGTACCATTCGTCTGAGTGTGGGTCCAATAGGTCGTTACCTCAGGAATCTGCACCATCGGTTCGTACCACACCTTCCAATCAGCTGGGTCCATAAACGGAACGCCAGTCCTCAGATCAGCAGCCATGCCAGCAGACAAATCAGACAGAAACTTATCAAATGCGCTCATGTGTTCCTCCATTATTTACTACGTTTTTGTACACAGCTCTCATCGCCTCGTTATACCTAACCAAACTAAATTTATCAACTGCATCGCTCACTTTCTTCTTTATACTATCTTCATCAATTTGACCTATTGCCAGTTCTAAATTCACTGCCACATCTGCTGGATCAGCTGGATCACAGGTAAATGTAGCAAACTCACAACCCTTTGCAGCCATCACAGGCGTACCACAGGACAACGCCTCTGCAATAACCCGAGTAGTTATTCTGTGAGGTGACACAACTAAGTCTGCACCTCGGAATATATTATCCATTCCACTCCACCGTGCACACACTTGGCCCAGGGCACCGTATAGTCTCAGTTCGCTCAGCAAAAAGTCCCAACACCGCAACGGCTCTATCATTCCGAAGAAATGAAACTTAACTCCAGTATTGCTCTTAGCAAACTCGATTAATCCATTCGTTATCTCAAACAAATCAACGTCTTCCCGCCAACTATCTGCAATCACCACATCCATCTTACTGCCCATCCCAGCAAAGTCGTGCTTCTCGCCGCTAGGCGGAAAACGCTGTGGATCAATTGGAGGTGCATCCAGTACAACTAACTTATTCTCTGGAATAACAGCTGACCAAAACATCTTGTGATAGGGCCAGAAAGAAACCATCTTCTTTATTCTCGGCCACTTTGCTAACGTCGCTATTAGCGAATAGGAATTACCATTTCCAAACTGCTCAGGCCCAAAACACGCCTGGGGCCGACCATGCAGCATCCACACAATCGGAGCTTGGCAGCCAGAAATCCATCCATCGGGTATTCCAGTGTGTGCTACAATCAGATCTGCATCCAGCGCCACACCAATAGGTGACGTCTCGACCACTGACAGGCCCCGAACATCTTTCTTCCCAGCCTCGCCATCACTATGAACACCATTCATCGTCACACCAGTATCAATCAACAGCGTATCGTGGCCAGCAATTCTATCAGCTACAATCATATCTCTAGCTGCTTCATACAGTCCACAAGCATGAGGAGCATATGGCGCGAAATGAACTATATTCATTAAACTGGTCCTGGACCTGCTATAGCTAAACAATAATCAGATATTCTCCAGACATCCAACTTAGCAAAATCTGTCTCCATATACTCCCCATTCCTCCAACGAAATTTAGAGAAATAATCCCAGGTATGCCAAGCGTGTATGTGGTAATCAGTGGAACACATATAATCACCACTCATGCAGTGACAATCCAGACCGCCCAGAACTAAGTTTGCGCCAAAGAAAGCATTTGCAGCAAGATTGCCAGCATACATCGACAGTACGCCTTTAAACCAACCAGGCCATTCTCCTGGCCCACCCTGAAACTCATCCGCCAGCAATCTTTCACAATAATCCATATGAACTTGATTATACGCCAAGGCTTGTTCAGTAAACGATATAAAGGTCGATCCTACATTATTAAACTGTGGAATGATTCCCCACTTTCCACACAATTCAACCAGTTTTCCAGCAACCTGCGGAACCTGCGAATATAAACCAATTCCGAACGTAGCCAACCTAGGTCGCAGCATTGGGAAGTGTCTGGTTAGAAAACAATCATTATCTGTCCGCATTACATAGATATAATCTCGCAGACAATCCCTGGCTTCAGACGACGTTAAAAAATAGATGCTATTAATAAAGGGATAATCGTTCCACCTACTTTCTTTCGCCGTCAACGGTTCCAGTGGCACATAATAAAGTCCCTTCCTGGCTGCTGGCAACAGCCTAAGATCGACAGCTGGATTAACAAAGGCAACAAGATCACTAACATCATCTGACTTTGAATATTCCCAAGACCTAAACAGCCACCAGAACTCACTGTGGAGCTCAGCCTTATTATCTATGTAGGTAGTCACAGCCACGCCTTTGCCATTTCTACTCATAACCCCAACTCCGCAAACAACATAGCAACATCGACAGTCCTACTAACAATAGAAGTCATAGGACTATCGAAGCCAATTCCATGAGGTTTGTAATTAAATCTATACTTAAAGCCAGTCAGAGTTGGTTCATATCCGTACAGAAAGTAATGGCAGGTATCGTGACACACTATCAGAGCTGCCGTATCCTGAAGGTGCAGAACAGATTGCCCTCGCTGCTCTGGAATTCCGTGATCTACAAAGGCCATTCCCCAATCTTTTCTGTACTCCAACAGGTCATGGAATGAATTTACGAATTTAAGTTGATGCCATGATCTACTTAAATTTGTAAATTTATTCAGCCAGTCCTGATCAGAATCCAGCGTCACCAGCTGCCTACCCATTGCCCCGCACAATCCGTGGAGCATAAGGGTACTGCCTAGCCCTGCTCCCAATTCGAGAACAGGGCCGGCAGTCTTTGCGACCGCTGCAGCAAGCAACGGAATATGTGAAAAGTAACTCTCGTCCAGTTCCATGTTTCAGCCAGATTAAGTCTTGGAGTTAATAAACGAGATTATCAAACCGATGCTGGTCAGCATAGATGCAACTGCCGTACCAGTGCTCAAGGCAGTAGACGCTGCACTGATTGCATTAGCATTGGCATTTGAGGTACCGATGCCAACACTAGTTGCCTGCGACGCCAAGGACAGCACATTTGCTGCAGCCGCCGAAGTCTGGAGGCCAACGCTAGAAACCTGCGCAGCCACAGTGCCTACATCATCAGCCGCCAACGCAGCCGCTGAACCACCACTGAAGGAATACCCGCCCTTACCATCGTAGCCAGAAGCCCACCAAGTACAGGCCAGACCGCCAGTGTTCACCACGTTTTTCGTCAGCGCCACGTTGTCGTTATAGAAATACCCACGAACTACAACGTTGGTGCTGAGGGTAGTCAGCATCTCCACGATGCCAGTACTGAACTCACCATAAGCATCAATGTCGATTTCCACATTATTACAGTCGATCAACTGAATGGCGTTCAGACAGGCGTTGCCGGCAGGAAAGCCAGCATACTTCAGAATACATCGGACATTGTTAGCTGTACTGTACTGAATAGCACACGCTGCCTCGACAGTAGCCGACGAATCCTGCCATTCAATGTCAATGTAGGAGTTATCACCAGTAACAACGAAGGCTGCAGTCAGCCCATCGTCGCCACCAACACCGAGGAGACCAATAATACTCACGTTATCTGCACTCACAATTACAGATGCAGCATTATCAGTCGAACCAAAGGTAAGCTTGGGCCGCAGAGCACCAACAGCTCCAGCCGCAGCCATAATCGTCACGCCAGCCACGTCGCAGGTAATATCACCAGCTGTAGTCAGCGTTTCAGCATGGCCTGCTTTACAGATAATCACATCGCCATTACTGGCCGTACAGCGACCAATGGCATAGTCAATAGTTGCAAACGGCCTATGATACGTACCCTTACCACTATCACCACCAGGACCGCCACTATCGACCCAGAAAACGTTGCCGCCATACGTATTTAGAATAGGCGCACCACGCACATTTACCCCAGTTCTGAAACCACCAGGGTAATTAGACATATTTTCAGACATTTTCCGCTCTCCGTATCCGGGGAATCGGAGGAATTAAGTCCCCCACCGGAAAAATGGACTGGCCTGGGCAGGCGTCAACAGCCCGCCCAAGCCGTCCAGTTAAAGGTTACGCCGGGTTACTGCCATAGACAGTACGCCAGTCAGACCAGCCGACACCGTAATAATCTATAGCCGCATACTTGGCGTTCTTGGTATCGAAGTCATTGTCCTCGTCGAACGTCATAGGATACCGCTGGAACAACTTAGCGCCATCCGGGCAGTTTGTCCGGATGAAGTAATTGTCAGTATCGGTCAAGTAGTTATTGACCATAATACCCTGTGGCAACGCACCAGTAGACTTCAGTGCATTGAGCGCATGGTTGGCCTGATCGTTCTGCAGTACAGATTCCAGGATACGGTTGGCCTCATAGAACAATGCCGGAGGCACAATCAGTTTCTGCGCAATCAGACCGATGGGATGGCCCTTGTCATTCTTTGCAGTCATTATCTGAACCATCAGATCTTCTATAGCAGTCTCGCAAATATCAGTGGGAGTAGCCGCCACATTGCTCTGGAGACCAGAGCTAGTCGGATGGCTCGCACTACACAAACAAACAGCATCGCCACCAACATATGAGCCACTGAACGCCCTATTATACACGTTAGCACAGACCCACTCTTTCGTCTGGCGCATACTAAAGGCCAGGCGCTGAGCACGCCGCTTGCCAACTACTTCATACAGATTGTTCAGCTGCTCTTCCCATGACACCTTGAAACCCAGCGCATACACTACATGAGTATACCGAGCAATAAAGCCCTGCTGTTCGTCATCATAAGCGATACCGGCACCCTGAGCCTTCACCTGCGCTAGGCCAAAGCCTGTAGCCAGAACATCCTCTTCCCACGCCATTTCACTGGTATGCTTGTCGAAGAGTTCAGGCCACTGTTCTTTATGCTCGTTGTAGGCAGTTCCAAACCAGGCGTTGATGCCCGGCCACATAGCTTTGGGGTTTGAGCCCGTAGTAATAAGAGCCATAACTACACCCCCTTAAGGCCGGCCTGAGCTGCCGCACCGCCAGTGTCTACCTGCCACACCGAGTTAAGACGATGCAGACCAATGAGGACATTCCACTTCGCATTTACTGCCGAAATGTCATTGTCATCACGAGGCGCAGCGCCAAGTACAAACAACTGATAAGTTGCATTTGCCGCAGGAGCGGTCGCAGCACCGGAATCCAGTTCCAGGCCAGACAATCCAGTCGCAGCATCACCAGCGTGAGTAGCAATCAGCACACCGTTGAGACCGACAGTAGTAGCAGCAAGTACAGCACTACTACATGCCTGGATTTCGTAGATTACATAAGGATCGACACAGACATAACAGTATCTGCTGGTATCATCAAGACGATGTTTCAGCGATAAGTTATCCTGGTCGGGCTCGAAACCTACGATTACCCCAAAGATGGGGTACGTTGCACCTACTGTTACAACCGTAACAGTCGGATACCGCCCTGTAGCATCAGCAGACCCAGCCAAGTCAACTGCATCACCAATGAAGAAAGCCCTGGTGCTGTCAGTTGACGGGATGTAGCACTTCATAACCTTATCAGACCAGTTGAGGCCCAACAGATGGCCAACCGGCTTAAGGCCGAAGCGAGAGTCCACGTTCGCCATTCTTTATTTCTCCTACCGTCCGCGAGGACGGCCTCGTTGTTCAATTTTAATGCCAGTACTTGGAATATACCGATTATCTCGACCAGGACCAGCGCTACCATCGGCGTCAGTGCCTTGCCGGAGACCAGCTTCCAAGGCGTCAATATGTTCCATCTTCACCGCTTGGTCTTCGTCGTACAGTTCATCAGGAATCTCCATCAGGTATCCAGTCATTGGCCGATGGTCTTTATGGCTGCCAACCACCTGAGAGACTCTACTGTCCAGCCCTTCGCGTGTAGTTACCTTTAACGCACCAGTCGGACTTTCTTCAAGAGCATCTTGCTGCACAAAAGACCAGCCACCGGCCAGGAATTTATCCAGCCGCCCATGCCGATCACACACAACTCGGCGGGCATAGCCTTCTCGGCGCGGATAATCCAAACTCATGCTGGGGATACCAGGCGGCACCCGGTTCTTACGGATGCGCTCGATCTCCAGCTGCCGTTGGCTCTTTACTTCTTCTTTATCTTCTGTCTTTTCAGTACTGATTATCTTCGTACTCATCTCTTTATCTCCCATTACCACTTATAACTAGCCAGGTAGTCAGCACGAGTCAGACCAGATATCGTACCTTTCTCGCCTTTACCATCGCTACCTGTCCACTTATCGCATTGTTTCTTTGCATCTGGTGGCAAATCAGCATACGTCTTTCCGCTACCACTAGACGGGGTTCCACCAGTATCGCCCTCTACTGGACTTCCCTTTGCCCGGGCAGGATTACCGAACCGTTCCGGGAAGCGCTTTTTTACCAACTTAGTCAACTCCTCCAGCCTCTTGCTCCGAGGCAGTTTAAATCCATGCTTCGTCTGGAGGAACTGATCCATCTGCTGAGCGTAGGCAAACATATCTGGATCTTCCTCGAACCAGGTATTCTCGACCTTCCACTCATCGTAGGCAGTCGGCTCTGCAGCCATCCATTCCCGGTACTCGTCATCAGGACTCTTTGGTCGCTGATCAGCAGCATCGACCTTTGGCTCTTTGCCAGGAACAACAGGATATTCAGCAATCAAGCCATCTAGTTTCTCGGTTGCCTCAACGAAAGCAGGCATATCGCCCTCGTCTTTCGCCCGCTGTTGCTGGGCCATCAGTTCTCTCTTCGCCTTCTCGTAGGCCCGTTGCTCGGCGCCCCGACTTACCTGGACAAATTCTTGCATATCCTGCTGCATAGCAGCAATCCGATCAGTCTGTTCCTGCAAGGCCCGAGCTTGCTGCTCCATCTTCCGCTCCATCGTCTTGATGGTGCCTTTAGCATGGGGCAGACTCTCTTCGGCCATCCGCACGAATGTTTCAGCGGGAACCCAGTTATCAGGATTTCCCCGGAACTGTTCCTGCGGAAGCCAGCCCATCTGAGTTGCACGGCTCTCGATTCCGTTGTTTGTACTCACACTTTCTTCGGCCATCTTACTGTCTCCTTTCTATCTTATGTTCGATTATAGCAATCATGTTAAAATTTAACGTGATTTCCAATTACTACTCGCACGGCAAAATTTCTATATTTCTAATCCATTTTCTACCTACTCATTCCTCCGCCAATCGTCCCAGTACATCTTTATCATTAACTATTCTATACAGTGTACCGTCAGGACCCTCATGAATTAGTCCAGAGGCAACTGCGACATAAACTCTATGACCTGGTTCCGGCCTATACCCACCCCAATCTCTAAAAGCATTGGCAGATGCCAGGATAAAAGTTGCTTTACACGTCTGATACTTCTCTCTGTCTCTTACAGTGTCAGGTTTATAAAGTCCACCACTGGTTTTCTCAGTAACTGGATCTGGAAACACTAAACAGCGATATTCACATAATTCGGTAATGCCAGACTTATTTTCCACCATAGCCATTACTCCTCCTCCTTTTCTTCGTCCTTTCTTGCCTGCGCTTCTTCAATTTGCAGCAACAACTCCACCTCGAAATCATCCAGCAGTGCCCCGAGACCAGCGATGATGCCAACTGTCTCTGCCGTCTCCTTAATCTCCAACCCCGGCCGCTGCAACGTGCCACCGAAGGCCAGCTTCTGTACCTGCGCGCTGCGTTCGGCTTCCAGAAACTCCAATACCTTCACAGTGGTAGGATGTTGTTTCCACATCTGCCACTCGGACAGGCTGACTTGTATCTCACGGTCGGTTAGCATTTATTGTTGTTCCTCAATCACTTTTCGCATAGCAGGATTGTTCCTACATCGGTACTGGCACTTGTGCCTCTGGCCACACTCCAGTAAGTCTGCTTTCTTTAAGCCTATTAGCTCTTTGTTCGTATTCAGTCATATCTTCTAATGATGACGACCGTGGAGGTGCTAAGCCTAATTCACGGGCCTCGTTATAGCGTGTTTGGAAATATAATTCTGTGTCGTGTACTGCATTAGCAGTAGGCATCACAACCTCTGGTCCCTCCTCTCCGACCAGATAGGGTTGATTAGGGTTTACCGGACCACCCCCAGCTCGGCCAGGAATCATACTCATCGGCACAGCTCCCATCGGAGGTTCTTCTCCAGTAGGCTCAGGCGCCTCATTCTCCGGCCCACCCATGCCAGCGAACCGATCAACCGCCCCTTTAACTCCTGCTACCTTTGCCTCAGTCTCTGCCGACAGACGCTGCATCTCCATCTTGTAATATTCCAGATAAACCTGCCGACCAGTATCTTCCGTCTTCGCCAACTTCAGCATCGTATCAGCCTTCACGTTGCCAATACGTTCCTCGATCTCCTGCAACTCCAGCTTAAACTTCAACATATCCATTTGCAGCCGAACCTGCGCTTCCTGCGCTTGCTGCGTCATACGTTCAGCCTTAGCCTGAGCCAACACTTGTTGCGGAGCCGGCGGAGGACTCCACGGGGTCGGTTCTTTTCCAGACATCTGGCCATCGGTCAACAGGAGATCATCCACATTCTCCGGTCGCACAGCCTTCACCAGCCTGCGAGTCATCTCCACTTCGTTAAGGCCAGGCCGTCCACTCAACTCCTTCAGTGCCTGACTCTTCAACACTCTCTGCATATCAGACGACAGCTCCGGATCAGCTACCGGCATGACCATCGTGTCACCTTGGATATAATCATTTTGCTCTACATACTGTTCCGACTGACCGCTGATGTAGAATGACACCTTCGGTTCCAGAAACCGAGCATTCAAGGTGTACATCTTCTTGAATTCTTCGGACAGGCTTCTGTAGACACGCTTATATATACCAGTGAATACCTTCAGTCCCTGCTCCACGAGAGCCATGATAGTACCCACCGGCATATTCGACGCCAGCTTTGCATCGCCAGCCAAGATATCCTGCAGACTGCTGATATCTTTTCCGGCCTGCACAAGAAATCCCAGCAGTTGAAACAATACAACAGACGGCTCTTTTGCTGGCAACGGCACAATATTCTCTTTCAGAGCAGCGCCGTGGGCATCAACCAGCTTCCATTCACCGGGCCGAAAATTCCACTGGCCGCCACGAAGCTTCACACCCTTTCCAATAAAGCCACCACCAGCATTGGCTAGGGTGCCAGAATCAAGCAGCTGATTCAGTGCCGTATTAGCCGAGGCGTTGATGGCTTCCAATAGCTGCCCGAAGCCCAGGTAATTAATAGAGCCATCTGGATTAGGAATAAAGCCGAAATGGGTAAAGTAATGGTCAGGAAGTATGCGTACAAGGCGACTGTTGTCGCCCAGCTCTATGCCATCAGGAATCCACCGAGCAACTACCCGAACAACCTGGACTGTCGTTTTATGGACTGTTACAATATACGGTTCTTTGTAGCCATCGCCGTCGAGATCGTCCCACCGATGCTGTTCATAGAACTCATGCGGAGCGTCGGTGTCATTGTCGGTAGATGGCGGTGTGCCGAGGTCTACCTTCAACCACACACCACTGTTCATCTTCTCAACAGCCTCGTTACCGTAGATCCACAGTCGGTGAGTAATACGTCGGGCTTTCTTCAGATCACGACTCCGCCCCTTTGATACAACACAGTCATCTGGTAGTACTAACTCACTGATATTGTGCCGATCCTGAGCGCTGAAATACGTCTTCTTATAGCACTGTCCCACAACTGGCAGCACATGAAGCATACAATCCGTGTCAGCTTCCCAATCATTCATCTCTTGAGTTAGCTGCCAGTTCATGTGTTGGCTAATGCGGTTAGCCCGTTGCTGCTTCGGACTCTCCGGCATCGGTTGTGGAGGTGAGCCAGGCTGGGGACCAGGACCTTGTATAGGTATAGGTTGACCACCCATCATAGGCATACCAGGAGGAAGTTGTGGGACAGGGGCAGCGCCCTGGGCAGATACTGCGCCGGCTGGAGAAGGTCCCATTGCGACGGCAGTGGGCAAGCCAGCTTGTGGTCCAGGCGGGAGTCCTGCCATCGGAGCCGGTGACTTACGGTCATCCCCAGTAATCTGACACTTCACAATCCGCTGACCTTTACATATTTCAGGATAAGCCCGAGCGGCGAACTGGATTGTGGCGACAGTTATGAGGGGATATTTAACATTAGCTGCCCCTTCCCACGGAGTACTTTTCTTCTCTAATACCTGTTTCGCAAGCTTCAACGCCCGTGCGGACTGCGCATCCCATTCAGCTCGGTTAGCCCGATCTATGTCATACGAGCGGATGACATCCTGAGCCAATGCTGACAGTTCTTCCTTTGCCAGATCGTCGGCTAAGTTCTTATTATCAGGAGCTCCAACGAGCCATTGTAGGGAACGCTTTCTTGTCATTCTATTTCCGTTTTTACAGGAATCGTGTTAAATTTTAACATGATTCATTATAGGTAAAAATCGGAGCCAAGGTCCGATCGGCTCATTATTTACACTTCCCCAGACTACGTTTCTGAAAACAGTTAAATCCAATAGCCTTCCAACCACTTTGTTTAGCCGCATCAACTGCAGCCAGCCATGATCCACGCACGAAACCACTGTACAAAAGCCATCCCGGTAAGTCAGAATATTCTGTCCCATACGGCTCTGGCCATCCTTGCAGTCGTGGGTCTGGTGGAAGGACAGTTATCATCACTCATTTCGTTAATAGCCAGTCCAGTCCGACTTGCCTTCTGGAGCCAACTGGCTAGGCCTATAGAAAAATCCATCTACATCATGAGGCAAATCATCCACATCATTCCAATCTTCTATAGGGCCAGATGCTTCCAGCACCTTATCCTCAATTCGACTGGCAGCATCCAGTAGATCGTCATGGGTACTGAACGGAAAGCGCAGATATTCTTCATCCACAAACACCTTCACCAGGTCAACTACATTCCCTTCTTTGTCCTCGTACTCCAAATGCGCCGGCAGATATATCCGCCCTTGCTCAAAAGCTGGAATCAACCGGGCTATCCGGTCTGCTTTCGACAGTTTATTTCCGCCCAACTCGACAAAGAGGTGACCAAAATAGTTGCCCTCAATCTCCATCATAGATTCAAAGTGCTGAATGTCCGCAGTCATCCCGTACTGCTCATAGCCTATACGTTGAATGCCCCGGTGCTTTTTCCGCATTGCCTTCAAATACTTCCACCGCTCGGTCAGAGTCAGCTTATCGCGGATAGCATCGACTAGGAACTTGTTGTCGTTGTCGTCCAGGCCCCATAGCCAATATACAGTAAAGTCACTGCCGGTCAGCTTCCGCTTTTTCTCGTTGGCTGGATCACACAGTAGGTACAACGACAGTTGTTCCGGCAGCTGACGATACCACTTCAGCCACTCGTACTTAAAGCGCTGATCTTTCTTCGCTATTGGATTCAGTAACATCTGGGTGGAATAGACGTACGGTCCCAGGTCCCGGCGCTTCTTTGCCAGCTTATCTTCTGGCAGAAAGGTCGGCCTGCCATGTTCATCCTCAGCCGGATACTTCCGTACCAGCCAGCCACCTTGCTTCATCAACTTAACGTGCTGATCGTTGAAGTGGTATATTGTGCCAATAACCCGCTGGATACCATCATCCGCCCCGAGGTTACCACTCATCTTAAAGCACTCGTCGGTTTTCTTCAACTGTTCAGCAGTGCGGACAGAGTCGATAGTTACAATATCATCGTAGTTTAATATTGGAAAGTGTTTACTGGTGGGCTGACCGTCTGTAAGTCCCCATGCCTCAACTGTAGACTCTTGGAAAACAGACGGACGGTTGACTAATATGCCATCATCCTCTGACCACTTAGGCGATTGTGATGTAGGATTTTGGTACAGAATATCTGGAAACAACGCCTTGAGGAGGTCGTTTGATTCAAGCGTTAGTTTAATGCGACGGAGGAAGGCTTTGGCGATACTGCGTGTATGGCTGAATATACCAATTCGAGTGTTGGGATCACGTAGAATACACTGTATGTTGAGACCGTAGGTTATGATAGTCGATTTAAAAAATTCCCTGGCCCACAAATCGAGTGTTCTGTCATGTGGTTCCTGTACTTCTTTAACACGTTCAACAAGGAAGGGATGATTAACTGGCACACGCAGGATAAAATACAGAAGAAAGAACAAGTCCTCCTCACACCAGTACCGCATAAAGTACTGGAGTTTCTTCTGATCCCCAGTCACAAGGCTATTAATCTCCGCTACGATCTTCTCGTAGTCGTAAGAGTAGTTAGCCCCTGTAACAGGCACAAATGACAGGCCAGTTATCAATCTATCAGCTCCGTACACTCAACTGGTATAGCGTTGAATCGGTACTTATCTTTCTCGATGGGGCCAAACTCCTCCAGCATATGTCGAAACGATATGCCACCAGTAATCTGTACATTCTTCGGAGACAGCTTAACAACCATCTCCAGCCAATCACCAATAGGCATCATTGATGCAGCCGCATACACTTCCGTCGGTGTCTTAGAATTGAGAAAAAGTGCGCGAATTTTATCCAGCTTACCTGGAATTGGGTCCCTCGCCCAGTCCTCTTCTGCAATAGCCAGAACTGGGGCCCCACTCTTTCCGTTTCCATTACTCGGAGCAGAGGACAAATCTGGTAGCTCCGCTTCATTCGAGCCCAGAATCATATCAAAGTCATCAAAGTCAACTGGCGGAGCCATCTTCTTCCTCATTCTCAGCCACATTATCTTCAGCTCCAGGTGGAGGAAAGCCACCTTCCTGCGTGAGGAGAGGCTGGTTTTCATACAGAACCTGAATGTCGGTAATGGCTACGGCAAGCATTTCAATTACCTTTTATGAATAAAACAATGATATGGTATTATTATATTACATCCGGGTCCAGTAGTCAAGCGATTTACACAAATCGGTGCATCACATTTACCCACTTTAACACTCCAGGCGCAAAAAATTTTAAAAAATTCCCCGGCACTACAAATAATCATGTTAAATTTTAACATGATTCCTATATCCCCCGGGGCGGGGCCCCTGGCCAGATGAATTCAAATCATAGTCGTTATGTGTAACGTTGTAGTAATGATATAGTAACGTTGTAGTAACGCTGCGTGAAATGAGGAAGAGTGGGTGTGTCGTCTATAATAAATTATTGGAGTCCCGGTTTGCCCATCGCCTCCCCCCGGGCCTCGAACGGGGGCCCATTGCGCTCGGTTTACCGTATGCTCGTTATCATCCATACATTTCAGCGTTTATACATGGCATGGTTTGTACGTTGCCTGGTATATATATCGCAGGGTATACACAAAATTTCGCTTATACGCTGGCTTGGGTATATCCCCTTCATTATATACATTATGGCAGCCATATCATGTTGGCACGCATTATGCAATTAAGATATAATTATAATTTATCTATATAACCGTTTATTTTTTGGCCGGTTTTGGCCGGTTCAATTCCTTATACTCGGTATCAAAATTTGTATATCCCAATTTATTAACCATATCAATATGTTACGTCATTTACCCCAATATCTGGTTCAATTATTTGTACCATTGCCAGATCGGTCAGTTTGTAACCCATTGATTTTATTGAATAAATCCGGTTGGTATATTTGGCACGCAGTATGCAATACATAACGGCAACCGGAACAATAAAAACCAGACGATGACAATAAAATCCGGGGTTTTTTGATAAATGAACGGTTGCCAGGTATTAGGGAAGGTTGCAATACCGACAGCCATTAGGTTGTCGCATTTTATCATAAAAGGCAGGAAAAGAAAATGGCTCGAATTGACAATTGCGACAAGGTGGTAGGCACTGGCGAAACAATCATTGCTGTAGGCTCGTACAAATCGGGAGAGGATACCCGGTATAAGTACGGTATCAAGCTGAATATCCCGGCAAAATCGGAGATGCCCGAGGAATTGAACAACAAGATTTACAACCTCGGCCTCCATCGGGCAATGAGCGTGAAAGCCGCCGGTATATTCAACAAGGCCAACGATTTTGGCTCGGACGAAGACGCCGTTGCATTTGCCACCATGTTCTCCACCGTGGAAGGCTGGACCGAGGCCTTTGAAAAAGTCCGCCGGGAAGGTGGCGGAGTGGCAAAGGTAGATTCGGACGAATCGCTGGCTATCCGTTTCCTGATGAAGGTACTGCGGAAGGCTGTGGAAAGTGGTACGCTGACCACGGCCAAGGTGCCGGTTATCAATGCCGACAATCCGCCCAAGACAGAGAAGGGTGCTATCAATTACAACGCCTGGGCAAAGCAGCAAAAAGAGGGCGAGCATCCCTGGTATGCGGTTGCGTACAAGAAGGTTACAGCCGCTGAAAAGGGTTTTGATTAATCTCTATCTGACGAGCCAATAACGGCGAAACGGGGCTGGGTATTGCCCCGTCATAGAGTACGAATTTAAAATAAACCGATAGGAGGTACGCTATGACTCTTATTCAAACTGCCATTAAAAATTTACAGGCAGCAGATACACAACATAAACTTGCGGTAGAACTGCTGCGCCGAGCTTACATGGTATTATCGCACCCAGATAATATATTAAGCAGCAAGCACCCGGCGCTGACAGCAGAAGTTGAAGCATATCTAAATCGGCATGGATAAGGAGGCACTCTAATGTTCCGCCATTGGCTCGCTTGGCTAATAGAGGTGAGCTTTGACGCAGGGCAATTCTGCCCCAATTATACCAGCATGATGATTTGCTGGCAAGTTCGGGCAACGGTATAAATCGGGTTCATGTAATGGCCGTGACGGGCCGATAATGGGGTAACATAATGGTTTATATTAATACGAAATTATCGCCCCGTGACGGGCCGCCATAATCGCCCACAACGGGCAAATAAACGGGCCAGAATTAAAATGCGGCCAAAATCAAAAACATACCAATACAGGCACCATGTTAAATTTTAACATGATTATTACGAGCACAAATAACCCAAATAAAGGAGAAACCAGACAGTGCCTAAATTCATTGTAGCCACCACCACTACTTGGCTTCAGGAATATGAAGTAGAGGCCAGCACTGCGGAAGATGCATCTGAAAAAGTGCTGTCTGGCGACAGTAAAGATGTCCAACCCATTCATGGCGAGCTCCTGTGGGATACAGAAGCTATTCACAGTATCGAAGCTGCTGAGGAGGAATAACTATGTCCGCCGAGCAAGTGAATTGTCCCTACTGTGGCCACGACAGGGAAATATCAGAAGATATAACCTGCCGCTGTGGAGCGGAATTACTCCAGACTCAATCCCTCCGGGAACGTATCCGTAGTCTGGAGGCGCAGATAATCGCCCTCCGGCTGGAACAGGGCAAAGCAATCAGCGAGCTGTGCCGCCGGGAAAGACTGCGCAATACAAGGGCAGGCCGGGGGCAGACAAGCCCCCATTTCTGGCAGAACGTCCACGGGAAACCAGCCTGGGCCAGCCGCCCGAAGTCGCCCCGACAGGAGCGTGGACTGGAAATTGATATGACGGACTTTACCTAAATCGTAAACAATAAACCAAAAAGGAGAACACTATTATGAAGCCAGAACAAGTACAAATCACCGAGATTAATAATTACCGCAGAGAAATTGGAGCTTCAGCCAAAATCACAGACAACCAGCTTGCCGCAGCAATCGCAGAGGTTGAGCCCTGGCTTGTAGATGACAGTGAAGAACGTCAGGAGCTTCTATGGCAAGCCATTTATGAACCAGGCTCCACCATCTAACCAGCCAGGCCACCTATTTTCTGCTATAATTTCCGGCAGAGAGTAGGTGGTTTTATTTTGCTGGTGAGGGACAAACAATATTGGGGGAATAAATAATATTGCAATAAATAATAAAATAAACATCATCAATTACCCGAGGGGGGGGGGGGGGCAATCATGTTAAAGTTTAAAACGATACCTATAAAGTGAAAGTAGGTGGGGCAAGATATAGTAGGCAGTACATAGT